TCTATCCGGTCTTGAAGGTGCCCGTAAACCCAGCACCCGAAATACAGACCAAACGCTTCCTGGTAGGGCCGGATCTTGCCCAGCAACTGATTGACCGGGCTACTCGGTTTGATACGTTTGCTGACAACCTCGAACCAGAGTTCATGAAGCTTGAAACCAAGCTCACTGCGTTAGGGCGCCAGCGTAAACTGGCCTTACGGCCCTTCTTGCACCAGACCAAATACCTGGACCCCGAACTGATCAACGACGCCAACCTCAAACTGGCGTGTGCAACGTTCTACCGGGCCAGAGCGTTGGCCGATTACCTAAGAAAGGTGGTCTACAACAGCGTGATGTAACCGACGACATAGAGAGGGGCCTGCGCCCCTCTCTATGCTGCCTCGCCAGATTACATCACCACCACGTTACTGCGGTGGTTATAGGGTTTACGGTTTGGATGAGTCAGGTTCAATGGGCGGTCGATGTTGAGTTCACGACCAGGACCCATGGTCCGACTGACAATGGCCCGCTTTTCCCGGTTACTTTCCTTGATTTGGTCAATTGACCCCACCCCTTCCATCTCAAACTCATCATTGACCTGCGCCAGCAGCAAGTCCAGCCGATGCTGCATTTTGATCCGTTCGTAGGTGCTGCGTTCATTGTTCAACGCCTCGGCCAATTGCCCGATTTCATCCCGAATCCGTTGTTGTTGATCGAATCGACGCTGTTCCTCCCAACTGAGTTTGTGCTCGGCCTCGTAGACCCGTCGCTTGACTTCACTCAAGGTGATGCCATAGTGCTCAAGGTTCTTGCCGTACGTCAGGAACCAGTGACACAGTAGCCAGCTGATGACATGGTCGTCGTGCCCCGAAGCATCGTGGTCGATCCTGCCATTACGTTCAACCAGTCGGGACATTTCGCTCTGCAACCTAGCGTCACGAATCAGGCTTCCCGTCTTCTTAGCCGCTTCTTGCAGCACGGGACCGTAGATGATCTCGCGTAGCCCAGCGTTGGTCGGAAACCCAAAGAACTTACGGTACGACCGGTAGTTGTCCCGATCACCCACGTATTCTTGGTACCGTTTACGGTCCTGAGCCGATTCGTCCTTGGCATCGACCAGCACCGAATAGATTCGCTTCGCCGGATCGATGCCGTGCGTCGGCAAGGTCAGCAACATGGTGTCCAAGATCCCGATCCAGGTGGATTTTGATTCAGGGACCAGCGTCAGCTTACGGAACCGCACCATGATCTTGACCAGCCACATGGCAAACACGGTCAGGTTGGAGTCGTTGACCGTCCACGCCCCGATGACTTCGAGGGTGCTATTGTCCACAATGACGCCGGTGATGTTGTCTCGTCCCACGGCATTGGAGGTGTCCATACCCATCGTCAGCTCACGGTTGGGAATCCCGGCCTCCACTTCGTGCTTAGGGATGTACCAGCGGATCGAGTAGTGATCTGCCTTGTCGATCTCCAGGTACTCAGGTTTGGACACACTGGCATGGATCTTACGCAAGGTGTCTTTGCTCAGCGGGTTACGGGCGTTACCTGAGGTCCATTCATTCAGGTAGTCGCGCCGGACTTCATCACCGGTCTGACGCGATTCAGCGATCTTGGTTTTCAACCAGGCATCGGTCTTACCCAACTGCTTGTGGTTGAAGGTACCGTTGATCAGGATCGCTTCCTTGTTGCGGCATTGTTTACGCACCACTTCGTACAGCTCATCACGGTCTGCGCAATCATAGAACGCATCGTTCCATTCCGCCCCGCCGGTCATCAGGTCGTACGCATACGCCCCTTCGGGGGTGTCGAGTTCGCCGGCGGTGGTGGTGAAGATGTTACCGTACGGCAGCCCGTTACGGGCGGCTTCTTCACGCGCCGCACCACCACCTGCCAGCATGACGCCAAGGGAGATGTGCACATTCTTCAAGAAGGCGATTTCGTCCGTGTGGCTGTGTGGGGTGGTCAGACCCCGGCCGAGGTTACGGGCGGCTTCTTCGTCCTTTTGCGGGATGTACACCACCATCCGATTACCTTGGGAGTAGTTGGTGAACTCCTTCTGGTTGTCGGTGTCTTTCTTGGTGATGTTCACCAGGTATTTGGGCAGTAAGCCCCGCAACTTCTTCAAGCGGGCGATGTGTTCTTTAAACAAGTCGCCCTTGGTGAACAAGTTGGACCGCGAGTTGCGCGCACCGAAGACCTGGTACCAGACAGAGATCCCGTCGGAGTTCAGCGATTTACCGGTCTGACGGATCTGCACTAGGAAATAGTCGATGTGGTTCAAAAAGCTCCACCACAGCGAGACGTTACCTCGGTTAGCCTGCAGCAGCATCGGGGTATCACCGGCTGCAGGCGGGACCCGCATGACTTCACGGATAAAGTACCAGGGGTTAAAGGTACATTCGATCTTGATCTTGAGTTTCAGTTCTTCAGACAGCAGGGGGTCATAGGGGTCAACGCCCTGAAGGTCTGGTTGCATCAACGCCAGCGGGAACAGGTGATTCTGAATTCCCATGTGTTTGAGCAACGCACTGAATTCCAAGAACGAGGTGTTTTTGGTTTCAGTGTCCCAGGTGCTGCCTGGAAAACGATTCCAGTCAGCTTTAAACAGTATGGTTTCCATGGACGACTTCCTTACATTGAGTCGATGGTCTGACCCAACGAGGCCATACCTAGGCCTGCCGGACAAGTGCCCGGCAGACCCAAGTATCTGTGTTAATTACTCTGTTCGACCGCCATCCCTGTGACACCCAGCTGCAGTTGGGCCGTGGGTGTCTCTTTGATCCATCGCAGGTAGACCGTCTCACCTGGCTTGACGTCATTGAGGATCGGGAATTCCTGGCCCCATTGCGACACCGCAAAGAGGTATTCACGGGTCTTGGTATGGATGACAAAATGAGTCGGCTCAGGAGCACGTACTTCACTGGTGTCATCGAACAGATGGTTGAGGGGGTAGTACAATTTGTCCAGCCACTCGTCCAGCGTCAAGGCACCGGATTTCAATTCCAGATAGGACAGGTTGGTGTTGACCAGGCGGTTCTTGGCGACAATCCCGCTGCCGAAGAAACTGCTCTGGGTCGGATCACACTTGACCTGCCACTTATCGCCGGCTTCAGTGCCGGCCTTGTTGAGCGACACCTCCGTGGCTTGAACGAATCGGTGGGCGCTGTAAATCGGATCGATGTTCGACAGCAGTGCTCCGAAACGCAAGCGCTGCCGCGAGACGAAATCAGAGCCATCGAAGGCCACTTCATTGTCCGGGATCTCGACCACACTGCGCGGCACACGGTAGTAGACATTCCGGTCGATATTAAAGAACCAGAAGTCCAGTTCGTATCGGCTGGCCGCCGCGTTCCAACTCGGGAAGGCGTACAGTCGCACACTGTAGGCGTTGTCTGCAGCAATCGCCTTGACGGTGAATGCCTCAGTGATGTACCCGTTCTCGGTAATCCCGTGTTCCAACGAATACTCGTCTTCGCTCAAACGGTAACTCAGAGTCAGTTTGTGTGGATGGGACTGGATGGTTGGAGAATACCACCGCAGCCCGTGCAGGCTCATCTTCCCACTGCCGTCCAACCCGATAGGGATGTCCATTTCTTCCCCGGTGTTGTACCGGACTACGCCAGTCAGGGTCATGGTCCGCAGGTCGACATTGATTGGGACAATCAGTTGCGACGGGTCTGCGTCAGAGACATACGGGCTCTTGATGCCGATGGAGCGAATCTGCTTACGGCCTGCTGCTGTGCGCCTGACCAGCGAGGTGTTTTGCACCAGCATGACCGAATGACTTAGCTTGTGGCCAGAGGCGTTGTAGAGCACCACGGTAACCACTTCACCGTCGTTGAGACGGCGATTGGTATTGCCTGCCTTCGGTGCCCAGATGGCAAAGTTGTTGATGTTGTCAGTACCGACATGTTCCAACGGGATGTTTTCACTGAGGAACTCTCCCGAGGCATTGTAGTAGGCACTGACCACAGTGCCGTTATCCGTCAGGTCGGTGCCCAGGAACACTTTGTAATGCTCGGCATCAGAACGGTACATGTGCAACCGCCCATCAATTTGCATCGAGTACGGCATCTGACGGGTGTCAATATATACCCGCCAGGTCTCGCTTTGCGCGCCGGTACCTACTCCCAGCAAGCGGTCCACCACCACGTTGTTCTGCGACACCGCTGGCAGTGTCCATGGAATGTAGGTGCTCCGTCCCGTGGTGATGTCGATGGTGGTCACCAAATACCAGCCGGACGTCAGGTCCAGGATCAAGTCGTTAACGTTGGGGCAATGTAAGCCCGTCCCCGCTTTACCGGTGAAGATCTGGTCCATGGACCAGATTCGCCACTCACGCTGCAGGTCGACCAGCCCAATTGCCGGTACATCAGAAACTGCTGTAGTCATGTTGTTCCTCACGGGGAGCTGCCTCCCCGTGCTCCTGTTTCAATTAAATGGGCAAGTACTGAATCCGGACGGTGTGCGTGATGTCGATCCGATCGTCTAGCATGACCTGAATGACCCGCGCCAAGAAGTTGTACTGGTAGATACTGAGTTCATACGGTTCGGCTCGTTCGTGCGCATCGATCACGACATACCGTTGATTGAAGTCCCGTTTAGTCGGTTCATATGCCAGTAACCAGAGGTAGGGCTCACACCACTGCCGCACTTGGACGTTGGTGTACACCTCCCGCAAGGGCTCTTCACGGATGTAGCCGTTTAGCAAATCATGAAGAATCTTGGCCGTGAACGGGCTGTACAGGGCATGGCGATACGGGATCAGGTTCACCGCGGGCGCGGGGGTCGTCCCCAGCCGATCGGTCATGTAATCTTCGATCTGCCGATCGGTCCGCTCAGCCACTGCCCGCATGTCAAGCGCATCTTGGTAGGTCACGCCGCGCAACGGGATCAACGGTTCAGTCACCTGATACGGCGCTCCGTTACGTACGTTACGGAGTACCACATCGGGACTGTCCTCATCCCAGCTCAATTCGTCGCGCACGAACAACCGACCATCGGCCACCACGCGCACCACTTTATCGTCGCGCAGGTTCCACCGGTTATTGCGGCTGAGTAGCCCGTTTTCAACAAACCCAAACTCGCTTTCTTTCACCCGGCTCATGTCGGGGTTACAGAAGCCCGTGGCCCGGACCGTGATCCGGTTTGCGGTACCTAGTTGGTTGCGGTATTGCTTGTTGACCACGCAGATCTCTTGATCCACCATGAACCAGTCTAGATTCTCGATCAATGGATGCCCGTTCAACCAGAGTTCCAGCAGCCCCGCCGGGATTTCAACCAAACCGGTGTACACCTGTCCGTCAATCCGAAGCTCTTTGACGTTCAAGCTGAACCGCAACAGGCCATCGGCGTAATCCAGATCCAGGTTATATGTCAGGAAGGTGTCGTCCATCTTGATGGCGGTGTAATGGTTGATCGGGTTGACCTTCCACATCACCGTGCCGTCGACCAAGTCGTAGTAGTCTTCGTTGTCAGTGACGTCCATCCATTCACCAGTGGGCACTGAGGACCGAATCGGACAGACGTAACACCGGTAGGTCAGACCACTGGCGGGCTTATGGTTCGCCCCATAGACGGTTGATACCTTGTCACTTCCTCGTCCTACGATCCCTTCTATGTACCGGCAGGCCGCCGCGCGCGGCACGTACCACTGAACGTGTTGGTTAGGGTACCAGCCCAGTAAAACCCCCTGTGCATCGTATTCGTAGACTGTGCTCTCACCACGCAGACCGAACGGCAGTTCTATCCACGCTTTGGCACCGGGTACCTTCTGAGGGGTGTCGGCCACGATGCGCGTGATCGCATTGTGCCCGTACGCGGCTTCAACCATCTCACGGGTGATCCCACCCGCTGGAGCCCGCATCAACGCGGTGTAGGCGGATTTCTCCAGCTCCTCAATCCGCCAGACGTCGACCACGGCATCCACCCCCATGACCGCCGCCTGCCAATCCTCCTCACCAAGCTTGTAAAGCTCGTTGATGTGATGGGCCTCGTTAATCAGTGCCTTGTCCATGCCTGAACGACGAAGCAGCACCTGGACCGTCAGTGTGTTGTCTGTAACCCAATTCGGGTGCTGGGACTTGTACCGATCCACGTACGCCACCGGGATTGAGTAGTCCCGATGTGTGACCATGCGCACGGCGTCTTCCATGTTCTTATGGAAGTAGATCCCTTTTTGGATGAACGGGGTCTTTTTGTGCACCAAGTAGATGTCTTGGTCATCCCGGTACCGGATCGAGCCGTCGTCGGCTCCTGGTAGGTGCAGCAGGTATTTCTGGGTGTTGTCCAGTTCGGACAAAAAGACCGGCAACGTCGCCAAGTCAAATTCCACCACCTGTTCAATGGAGCTGTCGCGCACCAGCTCGACCCGGTCACCCCGCACCACGGTGGCGGTGGTCAGGTCATTTACCCGCCAGCCGTTGACGTAGGTCAGGACTTTTCCGCTGCGGCCTTGCATGCTGCGCAGAAGAAACGTCAGGGCATTGATCTGCGAGGTATTGGCCGGAATGCTATAGTGGTACTCGATGCCCTCATGGGCGTCGTGTTGTTCAATCCGGTCAAAGAACGCGTTGCTGTAAAACCGTACGTACACTGCCGTCCCACCGAAATCGGCAATCCGCGGGACGTCCTCAACGGCGATAACCAGGTTATCGTCCGAGGTGCGGAGGAAATACGCCAACTGCCGGGGAACCATCAAACCGTGTTCGGTGTGGATGTCGATGAGCATGCTGTTGTCAACCATCTGACTGCTTGCGCTGGTCCAAACACCCCGCTTTAAGGTCAGTCCTAGGTTACTCTGGGCAATATTACCGAACTGAAACACATGGTAACGAGTACCTTCGACAGGCAGGTTAAAGGTACTCCACAGCACGGTGATGCTTCCACGAGCCCCGACTTTAGGGCTGATGCGCGCAGGCTTTAAAATGTGTTGCCGGTCCTGCTCAGGTGCGCACCACACCCGCTGGTACGCATGGTTAATCAAAAAATCATCGGAGGTCATGACATCACCTTATCTATTAACGGTCTTTGCCTTTGGCTATGCCCGCCAACACTTCCATGGACCGAATGAATTCATCCGCTGCACGACCGGTGTTCAGGCGTTCAACCAACTTACCCAAATGGGTCTTACGCCATACCTTGGCGTTACAGGCAGCCTCTACCAGCGCGAGGAAAGCCGGCGGATATTCGAGCGCTACTGCCGCAATCTCCTGAGCACCCCAGCCAAACCACGACCGTCCCAAGGTCATCACCAGGAAGCCGGTGTTGACTTGACTGACGCGGGTGTTGTGTGCAAAATGAGTATGGAGGGCTTTGATGAAGTCGTCCAGGTACGTCATGTACCCTTGCGCCTCAACGATCCCGGCAATCAGCTGAACCGGGTGACGGGTCCAGCGTTGGATCAGTTTAACCGCCCGTTCCTTACCCCGAACACTGAGGGCTTCTTCGGCATCAGTGAAATGATGCACGTAGAACAGGGCTGTAATGATCTGTACTTCGCGGGCTACATCGAGGTCCAACCCCAACTTGCTAGCAATACTGTGACTGACCCACGCAATGTAGGTCTGTGCGGCAATGTCGCCTGTGCGCAAAAAGTCCTCCCGGACGCTGGCGTCTTTGACCCACAGTGAAGTCAGCTCGCCCATGCGGCAGAAGAAGTCTGCCTGCAATTGGTTAGCCACCACGAAGCCTGCATCAGCCCGGTTTTCCCGGCGCATGAATGACCGACCGTCCATAAACACCGCGCCTGAGTCATCAAGCTTGCGGTCGGCGTATTCGCAGGAGGTCAACGGCATGACAAATGTCGGGACCTTATCGGCCAGAGGCGTGACAAGGATCACTGACGCACTGTCCTTGATCAACCCACCGGTGGCCTTTGCAATTGCCAGTTCACTGACCAATGTGGCAAGCTGATAACGCCGCAACACAGTGGAGTTCCAAGGACTGATTATCATCTTTTCAACCTCTTTTCTGTACGCCTGGTAAAAAAATACAAAATAGTATGTGGTGGTGGTATCGAACACATCGAGTACCGGGTCCTACGTCTTAATTGTAGGCAAGGGCCATACCATTCGTAACTTCACGCGCGAAGTTGATTCCTTTCCCATGGGAGACATTATAATGTCGTCTGTAACAATGGCTTCGTCTTTGCCAAGAACAGAGGTTCTTGGTTTCAAGGATGTGAGTGGCCAAGGCCAACCGCTGGAGATCGTCAACCTGCCGATCTTTCTGCCGTTCTGCCCGCTGCTGACTTCCTGGGGTCCGTCGGACACTGCCAACCTGGTCAGTGGCGATGGTTTTAACAGCATTTATGGCGCAGATAACTTCTATGCAGGTTCGAAGTTCCTGAGCCACCAGGCTGCCATGCTTCAGAAAGTTCTGCAGACCGGTGCCATGGCATTGGTTCGTCGGATGAAGCCTGCTGAGGCCAAGACCGCTACCCTGCGCATCTGGGCTGACCTCGTGGCTGATCAGATCGACCAGTACGAGCGCAATGTTGACGGCACGTTCAAGCGCACCAACGGTGAGCTGGTTGCCACCGGCGAGAAGCTCGACGGTTTCCGTGTTCGCTTCCACATTGACGAAGCCGGCGAAGACAACATCCGCCAGGCCACGCCAACCACCGGCACCATGACCAACGCTCAGGGCGAACCGTCCGAGATGTTCCCGCTGATCGACCTTGAAGCCCGTTTCTTCGGTGCCAAGGGTTCGAACTTCGGTATCCGCCTGACTGCCCCGAACACCAACTCCAGCACCCCAGCCAACGCTGAGCTGGTTGAGTCGCAAGGCGCGTTCCTGTACCGTCTGGCGATTCTTGAGCGCGCCAATGCCAACAGCACCGGTCAGGTCCTGATGAACATGAACGGTGAGCCGTTTGTTGAATTCAGCCTGAAGACCGGCGTCGTCGATGCGAAGAGTAACATCAACTACTCGTACGACAAGCGCATCCTCAAGGCCTTCGAAGACAATGACCCGGACGTGTTCTCGGGCTACGGTCCGCTCAAGACCTTCCATGTGTACACTGCGTACCTGGACACGGTCCTCAAGCGTCTGCTGACCACCGAAGCCGACTACGGCCTGGTGAACACCGACGTGACCCCTGAGCACGCGCTGAACCTGTTTGGCGGTGCGGACATCAACGGGGTGCCGTACTACAGCATCAAGATCGAAGGTCCTTCGGTTGGCGGTGTATTATTTGGTGATTCTGCCACCCATTGGCTGCAAGGCGGTGCTGACGGTGACGTCACCCCTGAGGTGTACGACCAGGCGGTACGCGATGAACTGAACGTCTTTGGTGAAGGTGAGATTCCTTACGCTGACCGCGCCAGCTTCCCGATGTCGGCGTTCATTGACACCGGTTTCTCCCTGGAAACCAAGAAGCTCATGGCCAACATCATGAGCGTGCGTCCGGATGCCTGGATTGCTGCCTCCACTCAAGATGCGCTTGAGCCGCTGAACACGCCGGAAGAAGATTCCAGCATCGGTGCCTCGCTGCGTAACGCCATGGCCCTGGTGCCTGAGTCGGAGTTCTACAACACCGGTGCGTGCCGTGCGATCGTCATGAAGCATGCCGGTACCTACCTCGATTCCGAGTACGACGGCATCCTGCCGTTCACCGTGGACTTCGCTGCTAAAGTTGCCGCTTACATGGGCAGCGAGCGCATGCGCAATGGCTACGCACCGGATAACGGTCAGTACCGTGTGGTGACGCGTTTTGTCAACCACAACGCCAAGTTCCGTCACGTCAAGCCGCGTAACACCGACTGGCAAGCGGGTATCAGCTCGGCTGAGCCGTTCGATCACCGTAACCAGGTGTTCTTCCCCGGCATCCAAACCGTCTACCACGACAACACGTCGGTACTCAACTCGTTCTTCCCGATGGCGATCTGCTGCCACCTCAACCGCATTGGCGAGTTGGCCTGGCGCATGTTCACGGGCGACAGCCGCTTGACTGCTGCTGAATACGCCACGAACGTCGACCGCTTCATCGAAGAGCAGGTCAAGGACCGTTACGACGGTCGTGCGGACATCACCCCGAGTTCCTACTACACCCCGGCTGACACGCAGCGTGGGTATAGCTGGCACACGGACATCGAAGGCCTGTTCGATGGCATGAAGACTGTCGGTGTTCTCACCGTCGTCGCTGGCCGTCGTACCTCGGAGACTGAATAATGGGCGTCCGGCATCGTGACACACTCCTGGGCAATGGCCTGGGCTTCGCCGAGTATAACAACTCGCCGATGGTGAACTTGGCGATTGGTGGGCAGAACGCTTACCAGTCTGACCTGCGTTACTTCCATGCCAACACTGACTACGTTCGTCGTAACCTGGTCATCAAAGTGTTGCAAGCGCCGCGTGGTTTCCAGTACCTGGACAACCCCGACAGCTACTACAAAGCCCTCAAGGGCATTGTAGAGATGCACGCGCAGACCTGGGACGGTTTCAACCGCACCCTGACGGTCAACAGTGTCGAGGCTCCGGTCTCTGGTGCTGGCGAAGTGCAGCACACCCCGAGCAACGTGACCCGTCAGCGGTCCGACCCCTCGATGACCATCCGTGAAAAGTACGGCCGTCCAGTCCAGCGGTTCATGGAGTCCTGGATCACCGAACTGATTATGGACCCGGATTCGAAGGTACCAGGCATCTCGACTCGCGTTAACGCGCCGACCGATCTGCTCCCGGATATCTACTCGATGAGCATCATCGCGTTCGAACCGGACCCGTCGTTCACCAAGGTCAACTCGGCCTGGCTGATGACCAACATGTACCCCACCACCGCCGGTGATTACACCGGTCGTCGCGACAAGACGGCTGACGGCGAAGAACTGGTACTGTCCATCCCATGGACCGGCATGCAGCAGGTCGGGATCGCGGTTGATCGCTTCGCTCAGCAATTGCTGGACGCCATGCCGAAGACGGGCACCAGCCCGAACCTGAAGCCGTCCTTCATGACGGGCGTTGAAGCGGACGTAGCCAAGCACGCGGTAGGCTATACCGAGCAGGTACAGGACTTCAACCGTACCTTCATCAAGCTGTAAGGCTTGGCGAAAAGAAAAAAAGAAGGGAGTACACCGGGAGCCTTTGGGCTCCCGGTGTATGCCGCTAGTACGAGACGATCACGGGTCGCAACCGGGTGGTCGTGACGTAGAACGCTCGAGGTTTGGTGGCATTGTTCTCGACCATATCTTCGTGTCTCCGCTGAGGATCGGCCAGAATCAACATGAACTTTCCACGTGACTGGCTGTATTGATCGAGTAAATAGATGTCTTCAAGTCCGTCGACCATCACCATCTGATTGAGTTGAGGAATCCACTCCCGCCCGTTGCACAAAATGCCTGTTTCAGTTTTAGGAGTATCCCTTACCACCCGATACCCACGCATAATTGGCAACCAAGGTCGGTGTTGACCGAAATGTAGCTTAAACCGGATCGCCAACTCCAAGTCATCTGACTGCAACCCCTCCTGCTCAATCACCTCACCGTCTTCGTACCTGATCACGTGGCTCCCGGCCTGCTTGATCAGTCCCAGTTGCCCTTTATGCGGCCCGTCAACCACGAGTGCTAGATCCATGGATCGACGTGTCTTGTCGTCGGCTTCATAGGCGGTGTAGAGGCGATTAAGTGCCGCAGCAGCCGCTTCACCATGGCCCTTAATGAATGCTGTATATTGCTCAGCATTCTTAAACTCAAGTTCAGGAGATCGGTACCAGTCTTCATCCATCACCACCGGAACCACGATCTGTTCCGAGGCGATAGCGCTCTCCCGTTCCCACGACATGACAATGGTTCCGCGCCCTCCCTCTTCTCGATGCAGCCGGCCTGCATGAGCATCGAGGCGAACGAGAACATGGTTATCTACCAGCACCACCCACTGGGTATTGTGATCTCCTTTCATGAGGTGAAACTGTTCATGTGATTTGAAAGGAATGAATGACCCGTTGTGATGGTAGCCTCGTTCACAACGGGTCAGCTCAAATGCCGCCCGCGCTTTAGCGGTTTTCTTCAACCCTTCCTCTACGGAAGTCACTGTAATGATTGTATTCAAAAGACCGTCTCCTGGGCATAAAGCCCAGGGAGGTCATCCCTGGGCTGTGGGTTAGTAACGCAGGGTGTATGGGCGTAGCCGACCGCCTTCAACCGTAAAGTATCCACCGTCCTTGCGGCCAAAACCATTACGACTATCTAGCGACTGTCCTCCTAACCGAGCGGAGCGATCATGCCGGGCTGTATCGGCCAGCTTCAGAATGAACGACCCGGCGTACTGGTCAAAATCCACAATAGTGTATAGTTCATCGTCTCCTTCGACATGAACGAACTGATTCACCTGTGGAATCCATTCCCGTGTAGGGATCTTGGGTTGTGGTGCGGCCTCCGTCACAGCTGGTTGTTTCCCCGCTACCAACTCAATGACGAAGTGAGGCCCCGTGACGTTGACATTGGCTGGGAGATGCCCCATGGCTTTTAGCCCACCGGTCTCGCTCAAGGTCAGTTGCAGTCGACGATCATCGACCATGATGACCACAAACTCGGGATCATACCCTTCCCCAGCCACAAAGACCACCTTGGCTTTTCGGAACTGACTGCCCAGGACTACGCGGTCAATGATCTCCATCACCCCGGCATACCACCGCTTGAATGAGGTGGAAGTGATGTGGTCTACCTCCCCAGTGATCAGCAGCTGTTCGTCCATGTCGCGGAAACTCAGGCGGTAAGTTTCTCCCAGCTCGCCGACTGCAGTGGTGCAATAAGCTTCCCGCAACGGCAACACCCCTTCATTTTGCTCAGCCACCCAGTAACCCGGCACTTCGAGTTTACCAGCCTTCTCCGCAGTCGGTTCACTCATCGGTACCTCGCTTGAGGGCTTCTCGCGCAACCTTGCCGCAAAGTCTGCTTCCAGTTTCTCAGCGGGCCGTGCCGCCTTCTCGTTCTCAAGGGGGTAACGTTCGAAATGGAAGGCGTTTTCAACTCGGGCATGTTCCAGAAAGTTCTTCGCAGGCCAGCCAATAACTTCATAGATCTTGCCATCACGCACTTCCATTGGCACCGCCCTGGTCAATGGCGGATACACGTAGCCAACGGCTTTCATGTTAACCAGCCGATACACTTCAAATACCGCGAGCATCTGGAATGGAACGGTGGTCCCTGTGATGCTGATATAGCTGTCGTTGACCTTCAGAGCCTTGAAGAAATCGGCAATCTTGCCGGTCTTCGGGACGAGGGTCAGGTCACTGGCTGTGACGCGGGTGTTCGGTACAGTAGACTGATCCATCTTGATATCCTTTTCAGTGGGGGTGGGGGTTACTGTTTTGACGGCATTTTTCTGCGTGCGACAAATACGCAGCAGGACGATGTATTTGACGTCCCGCTCAGGAATATACTGCACCAGGTATTTACCCACATCGTCTTGGTTGATGTGGAGGAAGATCTTCTTGCGTCCCTTAGTCAGGCACATGAACCGCTGACAGCGATAGCCTTCGAGGATCTCGAACTCTTCGTATTCGCCGAATAAGACCTCTTTATCGTTGAGATCAATGTACTCATCAACCTTATCCAGCAGGTTATAGATCTGGCGCATCTCGCCCCACTTCGGCAGATTCTTCAAAGCGTAGGTGATATCCAGTTTAGCGTTGGTCAATTTCTTCACGGTGTAGCTCCTAGGCTTGGGTGAGTGATTCAACTGTATCATGTACGGTTGAAAAAGATTGGGATTGAACAAAAAAAAGAAATAAGGACAGGAGCCCGAAGGCTCCTGTCTATGTCATGGGTCAGTCGCGGTTGTAATTGGTTCTCACGTGCCCCAGGAGTAACCAGCCCTTGGATGATTGAACCATGAGCTCATTGGTCCGAAAGCCACGCTTGACAAATCGACCATACGGCGTACGCATCGGTTGACGATCCCCTTCATAAACGACATCCACTTCAAAGCCTGGGGATTGTGCCAGGTCGTACAGGGCCTGTAAGCTCGCTATACGCGGTGTAATTCGCGGGTCGAGGAAATGCGAGGCAATGTACGGCGGAACCGCCAGGTCGTCTTCTACGGCCCTTATAGACGCTTCTAGCGCTGTATGGCAGTACGTGTTGTCGACGTCAAGGTCAATGGGGATGTAATCGTCAAAGTTATCCATCTCAGACCCACTGCATCAAGTACATTCGATTACCGTGAACCGTGCTCGGCGCTCGGCATAAGTCGCTTCCTTTTCACGAAGCTTGCGCGAGGCTTCGAGCAGTTCGGCATCCAGTTCGTCCAGCCGCGCCAAGACGTTGATGACTGAGCCTAAATCGTTGATGGGGTGGAAGACCGCTTCCGGATCAGTGGTGTTTAGCTGGATATTCAAACACCGATCAGCGACCCCGATGTCCAGAACAAAGTGATCCACTTCCCCTTCGCTGTCCCAGAATCCAACGTAGATGTTGTAATCAAACCCCGCAAGGGCGCTGCGCGAGAACCGCAGCCGGGTTTCGTCTTCAGTGATCTCTTCTTCTAGGAACTCGCCGAAACCATCGAACACCGGAACCCGATCTTTATAACGCCACTCGTCACCGCGATCGGCCGCAGCAGCGACCTTCTCTTCAATAGCCAACACCCCGGCCACTAAGGCCGCTTCAATAATAGACAGCTTCATCCCCACCTCGCAATGCCCTGTCGTAACCGACAGGGCGTGTGTCAGATCAATTGCGGATGTGACGGATCACTTGGAACTTGCGGCGCTTCCCAGTGGGTTCTCCAGGCGATCGCATCACGACAGACGCAGGTTGGACACCGAGGGGTTTCTCAGAGGTCTGTTCCTTTGTCATACTTTTAAGGCGTCGTGGCCGTGGAGCACTGATCCGCTGTGAGATATAGAACCCCATGCCACAGCTTTTGAGCTGGATCAAGTACGCTTTCTGCACCTCGTCAAACGCCGCTGTCACCCCCAGCTCGTCTAACATGTCGTAGCCTTGCGCAACAGCGTCCAGCAGCGCGACTTTATGATCTAGCACAATCCGGTGCACACGCTCTTGGAGGGCAGGAGGCAATGCACAGCCGTAGAAGAAGTTGTCTTTGGTACGGCTGTCAGGATTAGGCGACATGCCTTCTTTGGCCCGACGACGGATGTCGTTCAGGTTGCTGATGTCTTCGGTTATCATCAGACGGAAGTAGAACCCTTCCTTGAGCAGGGCCTTGCCCAGCTCCAGCAATTCGTCCCGCAGCAATACCTGCGCCGTGGTCAACACTACCTCAGCACCCTCGTCCATTACAAATGCGTTCACGTGGTTACCCCTGTTCAAAGTTCGGTGATGATTCCATTGCCAGTCACCTGATCAGTGATCAGATACCAGCACGGGTCAAAGCGTTGCTTACTGCCCATGTGCCGCGCAGCCACCTGCAATGACGTGGCGACTAGCCGTGCGCTGACGCACGTCATGTACGGGATACCGCAGTGTGCCGAAACAACCATTTCTCGCACCGTGCCTAGGGCACGCTCTACCCACGCATCAAGGTCCTGCTGCAGTCGACTCGGGAGAGAGGCACCGTAAAAGAAGGCGGCGCGGGGTTCGTATTTCTTGGTTGCCAGCCAACGTAGGCGTCGGTACTCGGGCAGATTCTCGGTCCACAGTAGACGATCCGTCACACACCCAGCAGCAGCGCGGTTGCACAGCGCAATGAACTCGTTGTTGCAGGCCTTGTATCGCTGGTAGTCCTCATCACTCACGTGGTTAAATGCCAGGGCAACCGGGCCTCGGAACAGTGACCCGTCATGCACCTCGGTCAACCAGGCGTATTCTCCGTCTAAGTGCCGTAGGTGATCACTGATCGGACCCTGGCCCTTCTCCCGTAACCAGTCCTTTTCCGTCGGGCAAAGATATTCACACGCCTCAACCTGCGTTATCAGTGCGCTACGGTGCTGGTCCATCGCATGCCGAACGCCACCCGCGGTGGCCTGAAGCCCAAGGTTATCGAGAAGCAATACCTCGCGGATTAGACGTTCACTTACAGACAGTTGATCCGGGTGCTGAACCCCTTTCGCCTGCGCGACGTAGAAGTTCTCCAAACGCTGTGCGTCATGCAGATTCAGGTAATTGTACGCCCTCATGCATCCTCCTGACGCGAGAAAAAATAAACCGCATATACAGCCAGTCACCGAAGTGACTGGCTGTGAACCACAGGACGCTTACTTGTCAAACGACTGAGCGTACATCTCAGTGGTGTGGCTCAGGATGCGCTTGAGATCACCGCGCTTGGCAGTGGCGCCGCTGTCCAGACGCACAGTGGTGTTGCCGTACTTGGCACGCTCTTCGGTCGCGCCCGGTGCGCGGACCATGACCTTGCGATCAACCGCAGCGCGGATGGTGTTGTTGCCGAAGTCCAGGGTCGCAGTGGTGCGCTCGAGGTCGTTCTTCTCTTTCATCAGGACGTGGGTGGCAGTGCCCAGGCCCAAGGCCAGTGCCGATGCGAAAGAGGCTTCTTCGTCCTGACCGGCTTTGATCGATTCGATGGTGACGCCTTCGACCAGGTTGTCTTTGACGAAAGACTCAGGCAGTACAGCTGCACCATCGTCGTCGAAAGTGATGGCTTCTTCCACTTTCAGAGCTAGGGTCTTGATACGCTCGCTGACTTTGTTCAGTGCATCGGACATCGTTTGTACTCCATTTAAATTTTCGTTGTGTGACGCGGGTTAACGCACATCAGAGGCGCCGAGTGTTTTTATTTACAATCAGCTTCCGATATTCAACTTGATAATGTAGCGCTTCAAATAGATTGAATTGAATCTGGACAACAAAAAAAGAAAGGACCCGAAGGCCCTTTCTGAGAGTGAACGTGTTACTTGGCGACGCCGCTTAATGCAGCTCCACCAGTGACCTCGTTCAGGTTATTGACTGCATCGCGCACGGCATTGAGGGCCGGGCTCTCCACGATCACCAACTGGCCATTGGCGACGGCCTCAATGGTGTCCATCGTTTTCTTAGCGTCAATGAGCGCCTTGGTGGCCTTCTTACGCTTACGCCAGAAGACGACGCCACCCACGATGCCAACGCCTGCGACAGCCCCTACAGCGGCCGCGACAGGGTGTTCTTGAACAGCTTCAACAACGACAGTGCCAGCTTGCTTGATGATTTCGATAAGTGCCATGGTGAATCTCCTAAGGGATGGTGCGGGTTAGTGAGCGATACGGGTGGCGCCGCGCAGGGCGGCTTTCTTGCGAGCGTCAGCTTTGCATCCGAAGTAGCAGCCAGCCAACGTTACTGCAAACAGGACTGCCATGACGAGGCAGTCGGACAGGGCGTTGTATTCCATGATTACTTGTCCTCTTTCTCGTTGAGGCGTGTTTTTAGTGCTTCGTTTTCACGACGCAGGTTCTTGCGCTCGTCACTGCGAGCTTTCAGCCACCAGCCAAGGCCGATGCCAACACCAACTGCAAATAGCTTATCCATGGTAGTCTCCTTAAGACTGAGGGTATGGGTATTGCTTAACGGTAGAATGCACGTGTTTCGTTGGCCACTTCAGCCACCAGCACGACTGGCAGCACCACGAAGTATTCCATCAGAGCACCTTCGGTTTTGATGGCGTCAATGGCTTGCATGAATTCCTCATCCTTGCACGGTAGTAAGATACCGTTCTCTACCCGTCCGGCGATAGCCTTGGGGGTGAAGTAACTGATGATCTGATCAGCGACATCCAGGTCTTCTTGGGCAAGGAGGCGTTCATCGAAACGGCTCTCTTCTTTGAGGCGCTCGGCGATGGCATTCATCTGGGTCAGTGCTTCTTTACTGAAGACCACGTATTCGCCTCCGGCTTCCTTTCCAGAGAACACGTCGGCGAGTTTGGCTTTCAGGGTTTCGCGAGTAACTTGGGACATCTGATGTTCTCCTAAGAACGGGGATAGTGGGAAGATCGTTCTTCCTATTCACTTGTACTATGTATTGTTGAAAAAAGTTCGAATCAACATAAACCCCCGCCCTGGCCAGAACCGGGACGGGGGTTTATGTATGCTATTACCGACTAGCGGCGACCAACTTACGTGCAATGGCATTGCTGTTAGTAACCACCTCACGGGTAAGGCGGAAGCCCCACATGTTCAGGGCCCAACTAAGCTTTTCAGCACTGGAGTAAATAGTCTTGATGGTTTTCATCGCCGCCTGCCCTTCAGCTGACAACCCACTGGACTTCTCAGCGATCAGGGAGTTGACTTCATCCCGGAGCGTGAACATGCGTTCGAACCGCCCTGGCATACTGCGACGAGTGCTGGCGGAGCGCCGGGCCTGCTGAGCCGCTTTCTTAAGCGAGGCATGGATCTCCTCGAATTTGATGTTATGGTGAATCGACTTACCCGCCTTGCGGTCATTCAAGGCACCTGTGGCAGTGAAGGCCACGCCAACACTGATTGCGAATGAAACCGAAGCAGCCCCCGTGACAGCAAAAGCGACTTTAGACGCCAAGCCTTGCGCCAGCAGCCATGCCGGAATACGAACCAGTTTGGAAGCCCGGATACCGTGATTACTGCGGCCCAACGTAGTCTCCGTGTACATCCCGACCTTTTCCCAATCGCCGATCGCCAAGCCCTGCTTGTTCTTGACTGCGGTGATTGTGAATGTTGCATGGCGGTTACCTAGAAGGAAGACACCGTCTAGTTTCTGCTTGGCAGCCATCGATGGGTTCTTAAGTGCCACCACTTTCTTCAGCAGTGATAAGGCGTCTTCGTCATCAGCGACACCCGTGGCGCGTACCAGGTCACGGATCTTACTGGCAGTGTCAGCTGCTTGTTCTGCGACATCGAGTATTGTCTCGGCATGCTTGAGGGTGGTCTCGGTGTCTTTGGCGACGTTCTTGGTCATCTGCTCGTTAACCGTCAGGTAGACCAGTTGTCCCAGCGAGTTGATTTTGGTCCCGTGTTCGGAGAACCATTGTTTTTTGTCCTCCAGTTGCTTGACTGCCGATTCCAATTCGGTGGAATTACGTTCAATCGCGCCAGCAGCGTCCCACAGATCCTTTACCGCCCAAGACTCTTGAGATACCGACAGAGCGGCCTCCAGAGACGCCTTGAAGTTATTTGCACCCTCAATGAAGGCCATCTTGCAGTCTTCGCCCGAAAGGCTCTCCATCGACGCCCTGGTGCCCTTGATACCGTACTTGCCGGTGATCGCTTCCAGCGCAATGCCTAGCGCTTCCATGGTCACGGTGCCGGTATCATCAAGGCCTTTAACCCGCTCAACCAGATCGTCTACCACGACGATGTCCTGAGCGAGTTGGGCTTCTTCGACCACCACGTCATCCGGGGTGTTCTCAATAGACCCGTCACGAAGGTCGTCAACCAATCCCAAGTACGCTTCTTGGTCGAGTTTATCAGCAATAGGCGCTGCAGATTCAAACGCAGCCCTAAGATGTAGGTTACTCATTTCTCAGTGTCCTTAACGGTTTTCTTCAACACGTCATTAGCAATCAGGGTGATGTTGCGGTACACGTACGCGGCATGGTCTTCCATCATCGTGGCAATGGCCTTACCTAGGAACATGTACTGCGACACACTGCGGCGAGCAGAGCGGTGCAGGGCTCTCAGTTCACGCAGCCGGACCACGTTGTCCGCCTCACTGCGATCTGAGCTGACCTTGTTGTAGGCATCGTCCATGTCCGAAGACAGGCGGTTGACCTTCTCACCCATGGAGGTAGCCATCTGTGCAAACTTGGTCACCTGGTTATTGAGTACAATGGCTTTATCCAGGGTCTTGAGGAAGGCGGCAACATCCGTCTCCCCACCAGTGGCTTGAACCTGAGCGACGACCTGTTTTTTGGCCACCACCACGTTCATGCCCACCACCCCTTTGACTGACTTGACAGACCCGCCAATGGAGAAGCCATGGATCTGCTTCTTCGCCAATTGCGTGGCGAGGTTCTTCTCGTCTTTGTCTTTGGTGCTGAACTTCCACACCGTCGGGGCTTTCTTGAACTGCGGGAACCCGCGCTTGTCCAAATAAACCGTCCGGTTACCCAGCAGGTTAAACTTGGTCAGGTTGGTAAAGGTGCTGCGGTCCACCAGGTTGCCATCGAAATGATCAATGGCGTCTCGAATAGCATCATTCGAGTCACTGTTGCAGGCTTCTCGGAATCGCTTGCCCAGATCCCCCGACGTCTCAAACAAGTGCTTGTAGTGCGTGTCGCACGCCGCTACAAACTTCAGGTCTTCGTCAATGCAGGTGCCCAGGTTCTTGACCGGCTTGTTTGCCCGTGTCAGGAAGTGGTAGGCGTTCACACTGTCGATCAACACCGGACGGTTACTGATCGCCTCCTTGTGCTGACTGATGGAACTGCGCAGGTCAACCAAGTCTTTGCCGAAGGTCCTGGCTTGGGTGAGCATGTTACCGAACGTGCGCTTGAGTGCCTGAAGCATGTCCGATTCCATGGAGGGCTGATTCAGCATTTCCATGGCCGCACGAAGTTCGCGCTCCAGTGCCGGTCCCGTCTGTGCTTGCCCAAGGGCCAGCTGAGGGTGATCTGCACGCCAGTCACGGTAGGTCTGTTCAGCAATCAGAATATCGACCACAGACCCGTCTGCCATGGCCAGCTGTTCTACACAACTTTCCAAGGTCAGACGGCTGTCATCAACATCGGCCAATTCAGAGATGACCGTGAGCGCTGGAGCCAGCGTGGTGTCTGACTCCATCCGTTCAGCAGCATCCACCAACAAGGCGTCGATGGGGGTCTGCATTTACCACCTCCAAGCACTGGGAACAAACGACTTAATGGGCCGTTCGATTTCAGCAATCAACGACATGAGGTTGGCATTGCTTTCGAACCCAACGCCTGCACCTACGCCCACGGCTGGCAGGGTTTTCGCTTCACGACGCAGAGCGTCCATGAAGAATGCGGTTTCCAGTTCAGCCTGCGGCAGGTCACTCCCACCTAACGACTCCAGCGACGCTGTGCCGTATTTGGAGGACTTGGCAATGCCGGGTTCGTTGACGTTGTCCCAGGTCACAATCTTCTTCAGGAACTTGGTCTTCACGCCCCCGACGACCTTGTCCTCGGTGAACGACCGGATGGAGAAACAGACGTCCTCGTGAGGGTTCTCCAACTGCTTGTCCAGCCACACGCTTTCTTTGCCCGACGACTTGACTTCACCGACCACCATGGTCACGGCGCGGCCTTTCTCATCCACGCCGGGTTCCAGACGGATACGGCGGATGTGCACACAGACGTTCGGTTCATAGATGTCGTTGACCCGACCGAACCATTCCAGCTGACTCATGCCAGCACGGAACCGCGGATGACCACACTCACCGCGCAGGCGAGCGGTGTCCATCATACGCATCAATCCGCCCGACCCTTCGATCAAGCGACGTCCCTCGGGTTCGCTGTACAGCCACCCTTGGGAATTGAAGGCACCCAGGGCCCCCAACCGTACTTCGAAGTAACCGTTGTCCAGCTTCTTAAGGTCCCCTACCTTATTGATGCCTTGCAACACGTTACATTGATAAACAATACGTTCCATAACTACACCTTTACGTGCGAAGAATCTTCTCAGTCCGCTCAACGCGTTCACCGGGGTTGACAATGGCGCTGGTCATCCCTTCGTCAAAGCGTGAGCCAGTTATTTTGGCGATGGTATTGGTGGCCCCGTAACTGACGTTCCGTAACGGAATATACGTCGGGGGTGACTGAGTGATGTCTTCGTAGGTTTCGACTACTTGCCGATAATACCGGCGCAGGTCATCGCTGTCACGGCAGATGGCTGCCGCAATGATTTCCATGACCGTCGGGGCTTTACCCACCCGCACGCCGGCGTGTTTAAGGGAGGTCTGAAAGATCCCGCCCAGTTCGGTGTAAGATAGGTACCAAGGTACCCGGCCTTTAGCAATGATTTCGTCGTAGATCCGATACAGCAGGTTGTCGATCATCACAAGGTCGTCACTACAGATGACCCGATCACCGGGCTCGTAATGCATTTCGATGTACTCGACCTCGTCGATCACAGCACTGTTGACCAGGGTAGGTTCGCTTCGAATCGGTGCACATATCTTGGACGCCATGTAATACTGATCGTCCAGAACAATAGCGCAGATCCCTACAAAGGTGATCTCGTCTTCAAAGGTAGCCAAGTCGCGTTGAGGAAACCGAGAGGGAATGTAGACCTTAACGGGCTTCAACGCCACAAACGAACCTTCGCTGGTTTTCTCAAGGGCTTTGTGAACGCGAGCGGCGTCACGGATAAACTTGCTCGATTTGATGCTCATTGCAACATCCTGATGAAAGCCGGAGGGACACCCCTCCGGCTAAAGACGATTAGGCCTGTACCAGACCCATCTGACGGCACAGCCAATGGTTGACGTACTTGATGGTGGCCAGCAGCGCCACTTCACGAGGATCGGTGTCATCCGACACCGTTGCGCCAACCCGGTTCATCAGTCGAATGAAGGTCAGGGCATCGGTCTTCGGATAGAACACTTCACAGACGATCTCGGTGACCAGTGTATTGAGGTCTTCACAGTTCCGTTCATTGACCTTGGCGCACAGCTCAGCCAACTTGCGACTGGCATCGGCTGCAGCTTCGCCCAGGTCTTTGGCAATGATGGACTGCCCCACCACGTTGCGCAACGCCGTGCGCACAATGCCCATCATCTCCGCTTGGACCTTGATGCTGCGCAGGTTCATTTCGCGGTTGTAGACCTGTTCCAGCGCCGCCTTGTTCTCAATCAACTGACCGTGACTGAAACGCCGACTGGTCATTTCGTTACCAATCAAGGCTTCAGGCGTCAGGCCTTGTTCCAGCAGCCGCCGGTACACCTTGCCCATGACCACGATGGTGGTCAGCGAATCACGGCCATCAATGGAATAGAGGGTACCCAGCTTTTCCATCTCAGCGTAGCGCAGGATCTGACCCCGCACCAGTGCCGCCGTCTTACCCAGCAGGCGGTTCAACTGGTCGTTGTATTCGACCAGTGTCAGGTTGACGCCTGGCTCAGGCTCACCGTAAATCGCCTGCGCAGTAACCAACAGCCCTGGCAAGTAATCGACGTGGATTTGGTTCACCCCCACCGACCCGGCCAACACCTTCATGATGGCGGCATAGCCTTCATCGTTGTTCAGGCTCAGGGTCAGGTTCAGCTCAGCGTCTACTCCGGTCATCCCGGTCTTGCACAGTTCCTTGACCCGCTCCAACGTGACGTTGGCCAGTTGCCTGACGGCGTAGTCGAGTTGGGACGGCACCGGATACCGGTCTGCCAACTGCTTGAGTGCCGCGTTGGTGTAGATCGCCGGGATTTCCTTCATCACCACGGAGTACGGAAGCGACGCTTCGACCCGGCGCTGATTGACGTACTCTTGGGCCGCTGCCGCCAGTTCTTTGATATGGGGCAGAACGGTGTCACGCGTCACTTCATGGACGCGGCACACTGAACGTGAGGCCAGGTTGATGATGTCTGCTTTCGCCAAACGGTGAGCATCGCCGCCAGCCCGGTTTTGCAGCACACTGACCACGTCGGCGTTCTCACCAAACGCATGGTCGATCAAGGTGTTGTCCACCGAGACCGTCAGGCTCATCAGCGGAGAGTTGTCACTGGGAAGGACCTGAAGGCCACGTTCTTCCAGCCGCTGGGCAATCGGCAGGGCGGCTTCAATCGAGGTACGGTTAAGCATGTTCACGACCCTCGATGACGTTGTTGATATCGGCCGCGGCAATGGCTGCAATGGTCCGGTCATTCAGTGCCACGCCATCCAGATGGTTGGAGACGAGACTGCCTGATACGTTGGAGATGATCTCCACCGCCAGGTCTACGGCGTTTGCAAGCACCGCAAGGTTGTTGAAAGTAGTAGCGTTGCTCATGAGCAAGTTCCTGTAAATAATTCGAGGCGCTGTAAAAGGAGATCCGGGAGCCTCTCAGCCCCCGGATGTCAACTACTTGGTGTCATTACCCAGCCACATCGCTGCAGCTTTCTCACCGATCGCGGTCTGCACCGAAATCGACATCCCGATCAATAGGGCGGACAATACAATCCGGTCCATGACCGATTTCGCGCCGAAGATGGCATTGATCTGTCGCCCACTGAACGTTTCATTGATCCCGCTCAAGCGGTGACCCACGACCGTTTTCATTTGGTTACAGAACACTGCCTTATCGCCCACGCCCATGCCTTCACGGTGAGTGATGTAGACTTTAATGGCGACGTGATCGAGTTCCAGACCATTCCCGTCAATGCGCAAGGACTGATCCACTTGACCTGTGACCACTGGTTTGCCTAGACGCTTGGCCACCTTACGGCGACGTTTGTCTTGGGCAGTGACCAACTCCAACAGCGAATCGGACATGTCGTCCGTGTCACCGTGGTAGAAAACCTCAATCTTCGACACCTCGCCTACAGCCCCTGCAGTAGGGGTCGCGGACGACATCATCCGAAGGGTCTCAAGGTCGTCATCAGAGAAGAGTCCCGAATCCGCTGTTACAGCATCTTCAATCGTGCATAAGATACTCGTGATGTCGGTGTTGTCCCCTTCCTTAACCAAGTTCCTGACTGTCTGGTCAAACCGTACCACGATGGTCTTGATTTTGGTTACCTGTGACCCCAGTTGCTGGGCCAGCCAATCGTCCATAGCCGAGGAGTCTTCCAGGGTGTAGGACGCTTCCATCAGTGCGGTCCGCGCAATCACTCCAGCCATCCATTGCACTTGATGGCGATGGAATTTACTAGGCTTGAAGAAGCCCGAGTTGTACTTGAGGATGTCGCCCTTTTGCACTTTGTCGCCCAGCTGGAAGGTACTGGCTTGCTTTTGCGGGTACACCGAACCTGCCGAGACCCCGTACTGGGTCGCCAAGTCAATGTGCGCAAAGGTCCCGTCTTCGTAGGCCACCACCATGTGTTCATCGGACCGTTCCACCACCTCTCCGGCCTGTTCGGCTGGGACCGCAAAGATCTCATCGACCCGGTGGGCCAGGATGTGATCGTACCCGGTGGAGATTGGCGATTCCCGGTAGCCTTCTGCCGAAATCACGTGGGACTGCTGAATCCCAATGAAGTTCCCTGTTGTCCAGTTTCGAACGCTGTTTGTCACGTCTGACGTCCTATTCGAAACCCGGTGTGCGCAGACACCCGCCTTAGGCTTTCCCTAAGGAGCTGACTATATCTTCACAGGCCTTGGAGTCAAACCTGTGCTTCCTGTTTCCCCAGGCGCTGCCTGAGTACTCCCTTGCGGGATAGTCGATGAACGTTACCCCTGGCCTGTCTCCCGACAGTCGGTAGGGTCTTCGCTGCTGATTGCCCATTGCAGTATCTGTCTCGTTTTCAAACCGTGGCTTTGGCTTTCGCCGCGCAGTGGTGAGACAGCTTTAGGGGGTTCCAGCAATTAAAGAAGTAAGGGCGATTTTACACACCCGTTTGGGGTCATCTCGATCAGCGAAAGGCGAGACCAGCGCTGAGGTCGAGACCAAGTTGGCCGAACCGTCAGTGTCCTTGTTGAACGCGCGCACGGTACCGCGTACACTGGTGATATTGGCATTCGGTGTCATGTAGGTAATCACCGCCACGTCACCAGAGTCCACCGTGCTCTCGGAAATGAACCCGATGTCACTTTCCTTATACAGTCGCGCCTCGGCTGTCATCGACCGACTACTGCGCCCGCCTCGGCCGCCGTAAGTGATGATCTCTTTCTGCTTGAGGTTTTGAATGGGGTTGATGTCATCCACGATGGCCGACGCCGGGTCCTGGACGATGTTGGTCCAGATCTCGTGTGGTTTCATCGTCACCTGTGAGCCGTTACTGGCATTGCGCGAATTGTACACCCGAATGGACCGGACCAGTTCGCCATACACCGCCCCTGGAATCCGTTCATAGCCCTTGGCACGCTCCATGCACTCTACCAGCCCTTCTGCGTTCTCGACCTTATCCGGCACATACCGGGTGATCAGCAGTTCACATGCCCTGAGCAGCAATGGGATAAACTCGGTCGGCTCCTTCATCCACTCCAACACGCCCTTGGTGATCGGATCGACCCACATGGCGCTCATCAGGTCCAGCTCACGCAGGTAGCGCAAGCCGATGTTGTTGGCTTCTAGCAGGTTGAAGTACACGTCCTTGTTATTGAAGCTGTGTCGACTGAAGCTCCGCACTTGCTTGTGGTAGTGCAAGAACCCTGCAAACACCAGACTGTTTTGCGCGTCACTCTTATCCAGGACCAGTGTCTCATCGAGGAACTTGATCGCATACTCGTCATCGGCCATCTGCAACCGCGTGCCCAATGGCACCGCCCGGTACTGGGCTTTGCTCATCTCCAGCAGCCGGTCAAACCCAATCAGGTACGCCAAGGCAATGCCCACCGGCATGGTTTTACCGAAGATGCTGATCTCCGCCATGTTCACCGGTGCTTTGTCCCGCGGCAACCCGAGGATGTCTTCGATGTGTCCCAGTTCACTGACGTGGTCATTGTCCAGACTGGCCAAATAAAACATGTTGCTGCGGTCGACCATGATGTAGCGCTGGTCGCGGCGTCCGCAGACCACCATGCCTTTGTGCGCGGTCTCCAAGTGTGTCAGCGCCGTTTGTTCGAACAGCCTTGAACGCAAGCGGTTCTTATAGTCGAACCAATAATGACCGTTCGCTTCAAAGCTCATCACCCGTGTCCCGATCACGGTGTAGATCGTGGGGAGGTCGAGTGCATAGTCAGCGACGTTGGCCACCTTTACATTGGTGATGCTGGTGTCAGCTTGGTCCAGGCCCTTGGCAATGATCTGTTTGCCAATCCAGTTATCGTAGTTGAACACTGCCCGCTGCGAACGCTCGACAAACAGTTTACTGTAATAAGACGTCAGCGCCACCCGCGACTCATTGACCTTCCGAATCGGAATATCGGCCTTTTGAGTTCGTAAGCGATAGCGTTGCCCGTTGCTGACATAGACGCCTCGTTTATCCACCACCGGGACCCGGAAGCTGATCGTGGAAGGCTTGCCGGTTACCGGAGTCAGTTGGACCTTGTGGATCTCGTAGTGGCTCACGGCATCTTCAACCGTCTCAACCGTGTAACCCGTGACCGCGATCCCAGCCTTCTGAACCGACATCACCGCATTGAGGATGTCTTTCTTCATGACCTTTTCGATGTACTGGCTGTCCATCTTTTCAACCGTGGACTGCAACATCGTTTCATCGCGCACTGCATCAGACTTCGGGTAGTTCTCGGCATCTCCGAGCACCAAGTCCTCATCTGTGATGACCATGGCTTCTTCCACCGTCTGACCCTTGTCCCATGGGTCGGGCATGGACTTGTAGGACTCAGCCAAGCGCTGCATCCGCCGGTATTGCGCCGCAGTGTACAGGTCCTTGTCCACCAGCTCGTCGAGCTTTGACTGAATTGCGCTGGTCAGGGTATGGGAGACGGCAGAAGAACTGATGGCCAGGGGTGCCTCTTCGCGGGTATCGGGATCGGCCTCGATGATCAACTCACCGTCCTCATCCGTCATGATCGCATCGTTCCCGCCGGTACTTGGGGCGTCCAGTTCCGCTGCCAGTTCTTCTTCCTCGGCTTCGATGAATTCAGCCGCGGTGCCGGCCTCTTCTCTTAATTGCTGTGCGGTGTCGGCATCATCGCGGGCTTCTTCCTGCTCGCGCAGTTCGTCATCGGCCGCCACTTCCTCTGGTTCGTCAGGCACTGTGACCAGTGGGTTGGTCTGGTTAATGACCTTGGTCAGCATCTTCAGGAAACGGATCTGAATGATCTTAGGATCGAGTCCCGTTGCGGCTTCCATGGACGGATGAATCAGGTCAGCATCGAGCGTGTCATCCCCCGCCATTTCCAGTGACACATAGCGGTCGTAGGTGGCCTCGAAATCGAACGACTCTTCAGGGTGTTCTTCCTGGAGGCTTTCCAAGGAGACCACAGCATCTTCGCGACGCCAGCTGTTGAGGGTGCCTAGGTTCAACGTGAGCCAACCAGTGTCCTTGCGAATCAATAGGTCCACTTCGTGCAGCCGGGTTATATCCAGCCGCGCCATGGGCGCCAGCGCCCGGTGCTCGCCGAGCCAGGTCCAGATATCCAGCAGGTCCAACCGCTCACGTGTGTTGAAGACCTTGTTCATCAAGACGGGGCTGATGCCCCGTTCTGCCTTGCGCAGATCCGACAACGAGGGCAGGGAGCTTGGGACATCAAACACGACAATGTGATGGCGTTCGTGCGGGGTCTTGAGTTGGTTGATCCGTTCCCACATGGTAGAGCGCATGTTCTTCCACGCCCACCACCGACTCAGTGCAGACCGCATGTATTTGTACATTTGCCCGACCATGGCGTAGTTGACCACCACGGTGTTAAGCAGTTCTTTGGTCGCCCCTTCGTAGTCGCGCATCGGGCGCAGCATCATGTGTTCCCGGCGGTACTGCGTTTGCATTGGCGCGAGGAGTTTATAGGTAGGGCGGGGATTGCCTTCCTTTGCTAGCAGGTCTGGTACGTGGTCGATGTAGACCAAGCGTTGAGCCGCTTGGATCGCCATGTGGTCGTTGGCCGGCCCCAGTTCGGTTTCAGACATGGGCATGTGGTGGAACGTGGTGCCGCGTGGAAACGCTAGGCGGGCAATCGGTCGGACCTTGGGGTTTTCCAGCCCGCCCAAGCGACGGATGCCAAACAGCTTGACATAGCGGTCATAGAGAAACATTACGGCCATGGTTGAATCGTCCTGTCAGGTTGGTGGTGACGTACTTGATGGTGTCGTAGTCGTAGGAGCTCATCAGGCTGCCGTCGGTGTCGACCCAATATTGCCGAGACCGTAAAATCCGGTCATTCTCAGCCAGGGCTTCATTGGACATGACCAATGTAGCACTGCCGGTGTCGCCGTCAAAGTCCGCCGCCAATCCTACAAGCTTGGTTGAGTGCGGAGATTGCGTGTCCATATAAGACGTAGACCCGGTCATCGGAAACTCAAGCGCTACGAACTCATCGCCTTCTAACGGCTGCCACTGGTCATCCAGCTCCACTCGGCGTTCACCGACCACGGTGGTCTTGACATAGACACGGCTGGCATAGATCGAGCGGTTGCCTGAGATCGGGTAGCGGCAGATCTGTGCGAAGTACTTGTTCCAATGCGCGTAGCCGCACAGGTACAAGACTTCCACTAGGTTGATCGGGTGTACGTGTGCCCGGTCCAGGTTAGCAGGCAGTTCATCGATGTCGTAGAAGATACGAAACGTCTTATCCGCTCCTTTATAGATCAGGGCCAGGTAATGGTCTTCGATTTCCACGGCACGGTGCCGCATCTCCACCATCTGGTAACGGTCAATGACTTTAACCAACCCATCACGGGTGGTCCAGGTGTCCCGCGTCTCCGGGGATAATGAGACCCACACCGGTTTGAGCGTCTTCTTATCGATCAGTTGAGCTTGGCCTTCACCCGATTGAATCAGGTGCCCGAACGTCCGACGTAAGTGGTGTACCGTCACCGGGGTCAGGCCTTTGATCACCTGAAACAACCCTAAGCTGGTGGCATCAAAGCCTGGGGCGTTGGTGTCGCTCAGGTTGGCGATGGAGGTGTCCATCACGGTCAAGACGTTACGGGTTCCATAGACCACCCGTCGACTGGCCCACTTGTCCAGAATAAACCCGTTCTTCCCAGACAACATCCCCTCGATCAGTTCGTAAATCTCCATCATGCAATTGGTCAGTGCGTTGCGGGCAATGTCCAATGCCGGTGATTCCATGTTACTGGTCACGGGAATGGTGTTGCTGATGGACAAGGCCCGGTAATACAGGTCATGGATCTCGTTCTTACTCACCGCACCGGTGTCACTGATCTCGATGTCGCGCAGTCCGGCGGGCAGAATGGGGATGTATCGGGTCAAGGCCTCGTTACGCCACTGGTTGATAAACTCCACCCGGATCATGCGGGTCGGGGATTTGCTTTTCCTGAGTTCCAGTTCATGGAAGTGTCGGACAAAGAAGCTGTAGCCGGTCTCGGCATGTTCTGACTTGTCCGCCACGAAGTCCTTGGTCACCGGGTCAAAGATGGCGGTCTCCCGCCCGGTGACAATGCCGCGGTAGATGGCCTTGAGGCTCATCAGATCCCGGAAGATCTTCGGGTGGAAGATCCGGACTTTCAGATCGAGGTAAGAAAAGTTACGGTCACGTTCCTCAGACCCCATGCGCCCGAAGATCTTTGTCGAGTAAAGCCCCTCGTCATGAAACTCACTGCTGGCGCCGTCGTAGATATCCAGACTGGTCACCGGCGTCATCCGACTGACCCGTTCCTTAGTCAAGACCATGGGCCAGACTTTCGCGGGTACTTCAGCGTAATTCATCGTACGTACCTGTAAGTTTTTGAGTCTTTTCGACAGTTGGTATGAAGGAGGCTTAGTATTATAAGCCAATGTGGAGAATTTTCGATGGCAAATAAAGACGACATCGACTTGGACAACCTTGATCTGGATGACTTCGATTTTGACATTCCAGAATGGAATGCCGACACCGAAGTTGACAGCAGTTCGAGAAGTCCCGTCGACGAAGTGGTAAATGGGACTCTGACCGGACTCAAACAAGAGCTGACCAGTCCTCAATCCTTGCGCCGCGCACTATCGATGGCGTTGCCAGACGGCTATGGCCTGGCTGCTGACACTATTGAAAACGTCGCAACCGATGCCCGCTCACTATACGATAAGGTGACCGGAGAGTCGCCTGAGTTAGTCCGTGGCAGTAAGAGTTTTGGCCGCAAGGCCATGAACTTGGTAGGTAACCGGGTCCTGCCCAAGAAGGTCTCGGACCGCCTCAATAATGCGTTAGAAGACCATGACGATGCCCCGGTTGCGTCCTCGGCGCAATACAAGCAGGAACAAGAAGCTGCCGACCTGGCGGGCTTGGCTGAAATCTTTAAAGCCAAAGCCAGTGTAGACGAAGAGCGCGCCACACGCGATGAGGTGGAAAACCTCGAACGCAAGGGGATGGAGCAGGCGCGGTTCAAGTCCAACATCGAAGCCCTGTCTGCAATCAACCGCAGCCTGGGTCGCTTGGTAGGGTATCAGGATAAAGTGACGGCACGCTATCAGCACAAGATGCTGGAGCTTAACTACCGCCAATACACCACGACCAAACAACTGACAGACCTGATGGTCGAGGCGACCTCCAAGCAGACCCAATTGCTGGAGACCATTCGTCACAACACAGCCCTGCCGGAAGCGGTCAAGATCCGTGGCAGTGAGATGTTTGGCCAGTTGGCGAAACAGCGCCTGATGGGCAACGGCCTCAACTCGATTTCTAACTGGTCGCAAAACTATATCAAGCAGACGATGGAAAACGTCTCGGGTATGGTGCAAGGGGTGCTCGACCCCTTGAAAGAAGGCATGGCCATGACCGAAGACATAGGCATGAGCCGGCACCAACTGGGGGGTCAGGTTCTTGGCTCTATGATTGGGTCTACGGTTCGTGACCATGCGTCGATGTACTTGTCGCCGTATTTGGCGAACAACAAGATCCTGGCCAAGACTGGAGAGAAACTGAGAAAGACCTTCACCGGACTGCCACAGCAAGTCAACGAATACGCGCAATCTGAGACCCAAGGCTCCGGCTTTAAGTCTGTGATGACGCAGATGTTCAAAAGCTTCCTGCCGCAATTCAGTCTGGATTCGCGCACCGGCGGTGATTCTGTTGAATCCCTGGACGAAGTCGACAAATTCGACAAGATCGCCCGACGGTCTCTGATCGAGATCATCCCTGGGTACCTGTCGGAAATCGCCCACTGGTCCCGCGTCGCGGTCACCGGTGAGAAAGACAGCGCTAAGCAGGTCTATAACGTCGTTCGGGGTGGGTTTACCGCGGAGAAAGACCAGCTCGCCGATGTCGGCCGGCAGATCATGTCCCGGTCTGAGCGCGACTCGTTGCGCACCGCGGCCGATGACTTCCTCAAGACGATTGGTGGGGACGTCATGTCCTCCAAAGCCCAGCGCGCCCTCAAGCGTAAACTGCTTGATGAGCTGGCCAATGGACGTGACCTTAAACCGGATCGGTTGGCTGACCCGGCGCAGTACCCCAATGAAGATGTAGGGGTGGTGGATGAAATCACCTCCTTGATCATCGACAGCTTCGGACTGGATTACGAAGGCAAGCAAACCGACACCTCTGAAGCCGGTGAGCGGCGGTTCAACGACATCCGCGATCAGTTCTTGCGCATGTCGAACATGATTCCTGCCAGCGGTGACCGCATCCGGATCTTGGGTGATGTGCTCGGCAAGGACAGTTTGCGTAAGCTTGGGTACATTGAGCGCCAGGGTCGAGAAGACCGCATTAATTTCGACAAGATCTGGAGTTCTGTACTCGATGAAGATGGCCAACCAAGCGAAGCTGGAGGTCCGCAAGGCGGCCCGAATGCTGATCATAGCGATCGTCAGCGTACTGATCGTGTTTCTGGCGTTGATAAAGTTCGTGGCGATCTTACCCGCCGCGCTGATCGAGCTGATTCTGCACGCCTGTCGGGGCATGCCCAAGCACGGCTCGGAGGACTCGAACGATACTTAGGTGACAAGAGCACCTTAATCGCCTTGATCCGTGAGTCTCGCGACTTCCACGCCGAAACCGTAGGGCTGTTGAAGGGCTTGCCAACCACGTGCTGTGACTCATCTGCGCCGACCCCTCGGATTGATTACGTGGGCGAGAAGTTCCAAGCCGCGAAGAACAAAGTCAGGGATAAGTACGACCTGTACCGTGAACTGGTCCCCCAGTGGACGGATGAGAAGTACACGGAAATGTCGCAGTCCTTGGGTGACTTGAAACAACAAGCCAAGGACATCTGGGTGCAGGGCGAGGACCACCCTAGGCTTCAAGAATGGAAACTCAAAGCCGGCCAATACCGGGATAAGGTCACAGGTGAAACCCTTAAGCGCTGGGAAGACATCCAGGGCGACGTGGTGGACTTGAAGAACCGGACAATCCTGGAATACAAAGACCTGGTCGGGCGGTCGGTGATTGCTGACAACAAGGGCCGGGTGATCAAACACGCTTCGGAACTGGCCGATAAGTTTAAGGGCTCTAAAGCTGGGGCACTGACGCAAACCGGTATTCAGACCGCCAAGCAACACATTGCGGTTCTGGGCGATAAAGTCAACAACGTCCGCGGCAGTGACTCCTTCGGCGAAGCAGCTGATAAAATGGGTCAAGGGGTGGCTGAAATTGCCAACTCGGCACAAGGTAAAATGGCTCAGTTCCGCGGCAAGTTTAGGCCCCGCATGACAAAGCTGATGCGGCGCTTCATAAACCCCAAGACCGGTGCCGATGTCACGGCCGATCTCACCGGCGAACCACAAGAGGACATGGTCACCTTGATGCTGCGGTCGGTGCAGCTGCAGTACGAGACCCTTAAGCAGGTCACCCCCGAGAAAGTCCGTAAGAACTCATTTACCGACATGTTTGCTCGCCGGAAAGAATTGGTTCAGGAAGGTAAGGACAAGCTCAAGGGCAAGTTCGACAGTGTCCAAGGCCTGTTTGCTAAAGGTGGGGTGTTGGCCGGATTAATGAATCGACTTAAGGGCGGCGATGAGGACGAGGGCGATGAAGGCGGCGGCGTACTGGATTCGTTGTCGGATTTGTTCGGCGATGGGTCTGATGGTGAAGGGCGCAGTAAGCGCAAGAACCGCCGACGGGCTAAACGCAAGGGTAAACTGGGACGGTTGACCAACGCCGGTGGACGGCTATTGGACAAGATGGGTACCTTTGGCAAGGGCCTCAAACTCGGCGGCAAAGCTGTAGGTGGGGCGGCCAAGCTTGGCTGGGGTGCCACCAAGCTGTTGGGTAAGGGGTTGGGTCTGGGCTTTAAAGGTGCTAAGTTCGCATTGACCAACCCGTTGACTCGCATGGTGGCAGGTACCGCAGGCCGTCTGGCGTTGGGGGCGTTGATGGGTGCAGCCGGACTGGTCAGTGCGCCAGTATTGGCAGGGGTTGCCATCGCTGGCACGGCACTGGCGGCTGGGGCGTACATCTACAGTGCAACGCGGGATAAATTGGCTCCGCTGACCCGTGTCCGGATGGCGCAGTACGGGGTTCATCCAAAACCTGACAGCACGGAAGTCAAGATGCTGATGGAGCTGGAGAAACTCTTCGCTCAACACACCTCGGTGGATGCTGAGGGTAAAGCGTCGGTCAATGTCCAGTCGGTACCGTTTGAATCGGTGGCGGCGATCCTGAAGCTTAACGTGGAAGACCCAGATGGCAGTCCGGAAGTAGAACGGGCAATCCGGTATATCAAGGGCCGGTTCTCGGCAGTGTACCTGCTGCATGTTTCAAACTACTACGTCCTGACCAAGTCGCTTGACCTGTCTCAGGTAGACGGGAAACTCAAAGGGAAGGTGGCGCTGGACTTCCTGACCAAGGTCTCCATGAAAGACCGTAGCGATGCGCTCAATGCCATGGTTGGTCCTTTCGAGGATGAAGACCTGGACCTGGACGCCGGGGATGTGGAAGACCATGTTGACGATGCTCGAAAAGCGTTGACGGCTGAGGTCCTCAGAGGTGATCCGTCGGGGAAGAAGGCTCAAGAGACGTCAACTGCAGGTGCGGTTGTTACAGCCGGCGCGGTTGCCGGAACAGCAGCAGCCACCAAGGTTAACAGTAAGGCCCCCGCCCCCGCTGAACCGGGCCAGCCGGCTAAAGCCCTGAACATCGGTCATAAGCAAACTGCTAGCAGCACCACGGCCAATGCGGCTAATCTGAAAGGGGTGGTTACCACGACTGCAACGGTCGGAAGTGCCACGGTGGTCAGCGTTGTCCATAACTCGGCCTTGGCCACAAACATGGATGACAGCCAGTCCGTACGGTATCGCACCTACGGCTTGACCGAGATCACCGAGATTAAGATGTACATGCTGGCCACGCTGGAGAACAACCTTTGGTCCATGGTCAACTACGACAAGGACAAGCAGGCCTCCTTGAAGGACTTGGATAAAGCGTATGAAATCGCTGAAGCTTTGTTCCTTCCACCCCATAGCGAAGAAGCCAAAGGGGTGTACATTTGGTTCCATCGACGTTTCGTGCCTACTTTCCTGGCGTACTGCTCTGCAGTTCGAGTCCGGGCCAACATCGATGCCAAAGATGCTGCTAAACGGTTGAAGACATTCCAGCTGGTAGAGGTCTTGCGGGAAACGGTGCTGGCACGCGACAACGCCGGGATCTCCGTGTGGGACATTGAAGAGTCGCCTTGGAAATGGTACGTGCTCAACGCCGATGCCGCCTCCACCGATGCCGCGTTGGATACCCTGTATCAGAAAGTCACCGACAAGGAACTGATCGAGCCAGAAGCGATCCACAAAGGTCAGATCCGAGACAAAGACGGTAACCTGGTGGTCGAAGACCCCAGTCAGACGAACCGTCCAGCCACCGCTGGGCAGTCCGGGCCTAATTCCGGTGCGCCACAAGCGAACGCGAATGCGGGCGAATCTGAGTCAGGTGTCTTCGGTAAGATGTGGTCGGGGGTCAAAGGCTTCTTTGGTGGAGATAAAGAAAAGGCTCCGCAACAAGGCGGCATGAACAGTCAGGGACAGTCCGTGTCGCCAGGCAGTGCAGTCGGTCCAACTGAATTGGCGACCGGGACTCCGGTCAGTCATCCGGGAGGGGGCTCGGGCGGTAACATCAACGACATCCCCGAGCCAAAGGGAGACGGCTGGGAAGCCAACAAGGAGACCCTGATGGCAGCGGCTAACATGGTCGGCATCGATCCTTCGCTGGCAGCCAGTATCGCCGGTGTCGAATCGAACTACCGGCCCAATGCCCTGCCGTATAAGAACCCTCGCAACCCCTCGGCAGGTGTGCTCTCTTCAGCCGCCAGTTACTACCAGGTGATCAAAGGGACATGGAAGGACCTCATGGGTCGGCATGCGGCCAAGTACGGCATCAACCCAGACACCACGCAACATGACCCACGGGCGAATGCGCTCCTTGGACTTGAATACCTCAAAGAGAACATCAAGACCATCAAAGGGGCCGTCAAACGTAACGTGACGGACACGGATGTCTACTTGGCGCACTTCTTGGGGCCAGGCGGCGCAAAACGCTTCCTATCGGCACCCCCCACCGACCCGGCAATTAACCATGTCGGCGCTGCTCAAGCAAAGTCCAACCCAGCGATCTTCCGGGACCGCAGTGGACGGCCTCGCTCGGTGGCAGCGGTGTACAATGACTTCGACGAGAAGATCAAGAAGCACCGTAAAGGCGATGCGCCACAAGTTGCCCAAACCCTTAAAACCGGTGAGGCTACGCAGCTCGCGGGTAATGAGGATGCTCCACAGGACACTGGGTCAGCAACTCCGGCTGAAACTGCGTTGGCGGTGTCAGCAGACGCCACCATGCCGTCGATGGTCAAACCTGCGGTGGCTGGAACAGCGCCGGCCAATAGTGTGGTAGAAGCACCCGCTGCCAATGACACTGTAGCGCTCAGTGACAAAGCCGATGCCCGACAGACACAAACCAGCCCAGCTGGTCTGATGCTGGCAGCTCGGACAGCGGATGCACAAAGTTCAAACCAGGCCAAGGCCTCCACGAACACCTACGGTGGACTGGAGGGTAACCTTGAACGACTGGTGGGGGTGAATGAATCACAGCTCCAGCAGCTGATCACGCTCGTCGAGTTGGTCAAGGGTGGTGGATTAGGTGGCTCAGTCCCAAACGGTCCAGCCGCTGAGCTGGTGGCTCAAGGGACCCGGACCACACAAAGCCCCACGATCAATACCCCGAAAGCAGCAGCACGGGGCACGGTCTCAGTTGGTCGGGTGTAAACCCTGGACGTGAGGGGGCGACCCCTCACTTCCTTTTTCGTTTATCAGAGGTCATGTACATGGATAACATCTTAGATGACAGCTGGGTGAAGTCGGCATTCTTGTTGCCATCAGATACCATCATCGGTGGGAACGAGGCGGTGGTCAACCGTATCTATTCGACGTCGATGCAAAAGGCCACTGACACCACCCTAGGCGGCAATTTCGTCATCAACCCATTGCCCCAGTTCACCCGTTATGCCGATTTGAAACATAACCTGTTTAGCAGTGCCAACGCACGGGGCAAGACGGTCCTGGTGCCCAAGGTCTCACGCACCAACACCACCAACACGTCATCCTCCAATGGGATTGGACGGGTGTACAGTGAGAAGTTTGACGACAACATGCAGGTGGTCCACTTTCGCATGGGGTTTCCACAGTTTAACAGCATGACCTCGTTTTATGCGAACTACTATTCTGTCCCGGCCGCCAGCATGGCGCGGTCAGGGCGCGCCCCTGGGTTCTTCTATAACCTGGGTTGGGCATTGGGGTCCATTGCCACGATCCCGATGATGCCGTTTATCATGGCCGGTAAAGTGATTCGGTTCTTCTTGCGGCGACCGGCCAGTAAGTATTATTACCTCAAGCCATCGATGTTGCCGTACTGGACCGCGGTGTCAGCCATGGTCAATGGCGTTGCAGCCAACATGGGGGTGATTCCTCGTCCGATCTACCAAGGCAGCAAACCCTTGCATTCCAAGGACGATGAGATTACCCAGGCAGACGTCAATGAGTTTCATCGCCTGATTCCCTCGATCTACCGTAAAGACGGGGGATTGGATGTCTTTGCCATCGCCCAACGCGGACAACGGTTGGTCAACAACCGCCATAAGTTGCTGAACTCGGAACTGCAGGGTGTCAGCTCCAAGAAGGCCATGCGTGAGATCTTCAAACAGCGCCTGTACGGCGAAGACATGGGCAAGGTGTATGAGTCTGTCCGGAACTCCTCCAGCGCCACGCTAGCGGCCTATACGGAGCTCTGGAAGTCCAATGAGATGCTGGGGTACATCAGCGACGACGATGCCCTGGCTAACAAAGAAGCGGTGGAGAAAACCGGACGGCTGGAAGACGGCGTGATCAACCGCATGGAAGAGGCATTGTTGTCCGAGGCGCGGATGGGGTCTGAGTTCTTGAGCGTCCGGGTGGATTTCACTGGAACGCAAAGCGAGTCCTTTAACAACTCCACCAAAGACTCTTCTATTCAGGGGCAGATCAATGCCATCTCAGCCAGTGCCCGTGAAACGCGCTTTAGCATGTTTGACGGTAATTTGGAAGGGTCGGGAATCATCGGGGGTTCTTACGAAGCCTTGAAGGATTTCATGTCCGGGGCCACCCAGGCGATTGGTATCCAGGGCTTGGCACAATTAGCAGGCTCGGCTTACGTGGACATCCCCAAAGTCTGGGATAGTTCCAGCTGTGACTTCAACAAGCTATCACTGAACATCCCCTTACGGTCTCCGTATGGTGATCCGGTCTCCAGGCTTCAGAACCTGATCTTGCCGTTGTGTTGCATCTTCGCCATGGCAGTGCCATTGGCGACGGGTAAACAGTCACACACCTCGCCGTTTCTCATGGAGTACTTCGCACAAGGGCGGGCTCACTCCCGTCTGGCCATGGTCGATTCCCTGACCATCACGCGGGGTGCGGGCGACATCGGCTGGAACAACAACGGTGGGTTCCTGGGGGTCGACATCCAGCTTGGCTTGATTGACCTGACCAACGCGGTCAACATGCACGTGAACCCCTCGTTTGAATTTTCAGACCGGGTCATTCAGGCCGCAGGGTATGGGATTGGTAAGGGTGTGGGTTGGTTGACCAACAGCGACGTGGACGTGGCTAACCTGGGCAGTGCGGCCGCTTCGGCCATGTTGGGGTCGACGTACGACGACGATAACAACTACACCGACTACCTGGCCATTCTGGCAGGACTACCCTTGGAAGCGGAAATCAACGGATTGCGTAAGTGGGCGGTTCGCCTGGCGCGTCAGCAAGCCGCCTTCGACGATGCCAAGTCGCCGGAACGTGCGGCGATGTGGGCCATGTCAGGCATGTTTGGCGATGCTGCCAAGGCCATGGCCCACGCCACCGACCGGCAATAAGCAACATAGAGCCCAGGGCAATGCCCTGGGCTCTTATGCGTCAGCTTAGGGAAACCATTAACGGGAATTGTTCTCGCATAACCGCATCGACAGTGTTCTCAGGGAACAGCGGTGCAATCTGAACCAGGGGGCCTACCACGGGATGATGACTGAGATAAGCCACCGCATCCGGTGATGCTGCCGACAGGTACTTGAAATCAGAAATGTCTTGGCCTTCCCGGTCATACAGGTACCAGCGACTGTCTAACTGAGTCATGGTGTCGACGACCTGGTCGGCGTAGGCTGGCATATCCATTGTCGGTTCTGCCGGAGCTTTAAACCGGTTGATGAACACCCCGACGAAATCAGGTTTGTTAGCATGCACGACTTCAGCACCGAGGGCGGTAATCAGTTCCTTCACTGCCTCCAGAGACCCTGAACTGGCCACTGCTGGGATACTGAAGATCACTGCTTGGCGATAGACCTCAGGGTCGATGTGGTCTTTGACACTGCCGATGTATTCATACGACCCATACTCTACGGCCTTGGTCAATGAGGCTGCCCAGACGGCCGACTCTAACCCGACGTTGACACTGCGTGAGATGGTTTCGTTGCCGGTCATGTCACCCATCAGAACCAGCAGGTCACTGTAATCGCTGATGTCGCTATAGTCACCGTACTGGGCCTTGCGGACCATGGATTCGCCGGTGGTCTTGATGCGGTTGACCATGGTGGGGTCAAGGTCGATAAACGCCCCAGCCTTGTCGATAATGCCGCCACCCACGGTGCGAAGAATCCCTGCACTGCTGGCCCCAAACATCCCCAAGCCACTTTCCAACAACTGCTTCCCCGTGGCACCCGCGCTTTTCTGTTGGGTCAGGTTGATCACCCCTTGGGCCAACCCTTGGGCTCCCCCGGCACGGTCAAACAGCTTGGCAGTGGTGTTCTTTGCAGCCTCATACACCTTGTTGATCGGCCGACTCGAACTGATGTCGTAGGCGTCAGCCGGTTCCAGGGCCTCGGTCTTATTGGATTTAAACAACGGGATTGAAATGAGTGACATAGCGCCTCCCTGACAAAGAAAAAAAGAAAGTAGGGAGTCGTGAGGGGCCTGAAGCCCCTCACGCAATCCGTACGGTTACTCGGGTGAATCAGACGCCTTGTCCAAGTTACTTAGTTGGTACTTGATGTCGTCTTCAATCTCGGCCCGGATGGCCGCTAGCGATCCAGTGTTCTTCAGGGCTGAGCGCAGCAGCATCCAATAATCCAACTGCCATTGATGACGGTCCTGAACGATCACTTTCTTACCGTAGACGTAGTAATGCGCCAGGGGTAAGTCATTGGCCAGGAGGTCGCGCTGTAAGCCAGGGTTCTTTTCCAACTTCTCCAACATGCCCAGCTTGAACATCTTGCTGAACAGCGGGTAGAACTCACTGGGTAGCTTCTTACCCAGGTCACGGGCGGCCAGTCCCTTGATGATTCGGAAGTTGTCGTCTTTGAACCCGGTTTTCATGTAAAACCACAGGCCTTCCAGGGTCCGGAAATGCCCAAAGTAGGGGTGCTCGATGTTGCACTCGGAGAGATTGCTCAACGAACGTCCTAATGGGGTGACCCCACGGGAATAGACGTTGATGTGAGTCTTACCATCTTCTTCGGGGATCAGTCCCGCAGGACCCGAGGGCTTGGAGGGGGTGTCCAGAGTCATGGTGGAATTCCTTTGGTAACTGGGCATTGGGTGAGTAATGGCTGACACGGTCATTGGTCATTCTCACGATCAGTGGGTGCTGGGAAGGACTTCGTCATCAACTGAGACAGCCGTTGACGTTTCGCCGGTTCCACCGACTTATGGGTCAGTCGGATAGTGGGTGGTTCAACAGGGTCGCTAGGACCGATTTCGTCGATCATCTTCGCAACCGCTTCTTCGGTCACCTGATGTTCATCGTCTTCGTCGTCATAATCGACGTTGTCCATGTCAGGGGACATCCCTTTGCCACTGACTGTGGCGGCCAGGTCGTCAATTTTGGCGTACGGGTTCTTGAACGAATCGGTGGTCACATGGATCTCACGACCGTCACGCATGGTCATGGTGATGCTCATAGAATACCGAACAGGGCCAAGGATCTGGATCGCCTTTTGAAAGGTCTTGAAGGTGATGTGCGGTTTGGCAATCGCACGGTTAAAGTTGTTCCGTTCCTGACCGATGTCTTTTGCATTTTTGGGAACGCGTGACAGTGGACTTGAAAGAAACGCGGTGAGGCGCCTGTTCCAAGGTTTAGCTTCAATGTGAAGCTCCCGAAGAATCAGTCGGAACAGTTTGGTCAATGGATTACGGGCTTCTTGTAGAAGCTTATTTTCGTCATCCATCATCCGACGTTGTTCTTTGCTCATGGATGGGTTCCTAGATGGATTACCGTAGGCAGTCTCGGCTGGCTGTAGCCAGAACGAGAAGGTCCTCGATAACGAAGTTGCATTTACGTTGATAGTAGTCTTGCTCGGCGTGTTCCAATTTCAGGAACGCATCGAGAAGTTTAATGATGTAGTGACGGTGTTGTGCAAGCCAGTCCAGGGGATGGATCAGGTCATCTCCGTCTGCAATGTAGTCGTCCAGTGTCCTTTTGCTCAACCTGATTACCCGTGATTTCCACTTCTCGGGCATGTACTCTTGGCGGCTAACAAACACTGAAGCCTCGACCAGAAACCCGCGCAGCTCACCCAAGGACTGGGTGGCGGTCGTGATGGTCACAGCCTTGGCTTTAGAGGGTGAGAAGGTGCGTTTGGTCAATTCATCGAGGTCTCCCAGTTGGTTTAATAACGTTTCATAGATGGTGGCACCGACCAGCGGTTCCGGTTCTTTTCGTCTAAGCCATGTGAAAAACTTTCTCAACATGTGTGCCTCAACACTGCCGCTTATATTCAATCCTATGAGCGACCTACGTTTTTTCTCGGAGTTTATGCAATGTCTGACATCAATCCCATCGACGGCGACCTACTGCCAGTTGCAGATAATGAATACCTTGGCGACGCGCCGATGCAGATCAACGAGTCTGTTGATCCATCAGACATCATCAAGACCACTCAGGGCATCCGAGTGGCCATGGTGAAGAAGCACCTCAAGGGTGGTGTACCCCATATCGATAAAGACGCCATCACATTCTTGCAAGTCCTGCGTGACCTGGACCAAGCTGCCTTGACCACTCGGAAGATCGACGTGGAAGAACGTCAGGTCAATGAATCCGAACGTCTGGCTCAGGCACAGAATGCGCTGTTGGGTATGTTGGGCGGCCGCAACCCGTTTGCAGTCGACCTGGTGACCGGCAATAAAGGTCCGGTCGCAGAGCGTCCAGACGCTGCCGCTGTCCTGCCAGCGCCGCCGCTGGTGCCGGACGTCACCGCCCAAGGTACACAGCCAGTAAACTACGACGACTTTGTCACCTCGGTCGAAGCAGCTCAGCGGGCTTCGGATGCCGAAGCCGAAGATTGATCTTCCGGCAGCAGATAACTGCCAGGGGTCAGGTAACAAAAGTCCTCCACAGGGATGTGTTCGAGGTGCAGGAAATCTTCCATGACCATTTCGAACAGCCCGTGGCGGTCAGCCCCTTTAAAAGTTTCATCTTCTGTGTTCTCATGCTCCCCAGGCTCTTTAGTAAAGAGCTTGGGGATTATGACCGATAGCTGGTTCAGCGGCTTGATCAACAGTGCATCATGGTGCTGCGCCAGCCATGCATGGAGGTCGTAGGTCACCCACCCGTTGTAATACAGGTCGAAGAATTCCGGGGTCAGTTGTTCCGGCCCATACCGCCCCACACCGATTTCAACAAAGGGTGGGAACAGCGCCCGCAGGTGGTTCTGGATGGATTCCAGTAACGGACCAGGCAGCGTGTACGGGTAAATATTCAAGTCGATGTTGATGCCGGATACGTCAATCTTACGAAAGAGACGTTCCTGCAACCCTTCGACATAAGTGATCAAGATGGGGACGATGCCGGTGATCAGGCTCTTCTTCAGAATCTCCAGGTCACGGGTCGCATAGCGGGCTTGGAAGGCTTCTGTGCTGACCTTACCTTCAGTCACTGTCGTGAAGTCATCCAGTTGCCGCTGACGGTACGCCTTAACGGAGAGCGTCGAAGCCAGGTCAGGTGCCACGTCCAGCAGGGTTCCCATCCGGGTATCAAACAGACAATCCATGTCCAGGAGTAGGTTGAAGGCACTGGTGGTTGACATGTACGGAGTCCTAAAGATAATGTATTGCCAAAAAGATTACTGTTCGATGTCAGTCACTGACAGTAACACCATGAACACCAGCCAATGGTTGTTTTTCAACAGCGCAGTTAGCTCTTCTGAATTACCCATGTACTCACGGCTGTCTGCCGGGATGGCCTGACACCGTTTGGCCCACGCCAGGGTAGTGGCCAAGTGGCTGATGAATGATTCGTAATGTGCCGAGGCCGTCGGGTTTTGCAACCAGAGGTAAGTGGCGCCATTCATGTAGAAGTCGTACAGACTCTGTTTCATCTCGCCTTCGTGCGTCTCATTTTCAATGTAACGCAGCCAGACCTTCTGAACTTCAACCAGATCCTTGACGGTGTACCAACGAATCCGCCGTAGCTCTGGAAGGTCTTCTTTGAGGATCACTGCCCTGAGGTTGAGGGCCTCGTTCACCGGATCTTTGAACGACAGCGCCACCCACTTTTTGAGTGACGCGGTCAGTCCTTCTAAAACCCGTTTATCGGTTTCAGCAAATGACATCCTGTTATACCTCGTCCAGGTTGTTATCGATCATCGCACCGCGGTACAGAATCGCCACAGTCGATGTAGAGTTGGTCACGCCCCCGCCTTCGGTAACTTCTTCGAGGCTGGCTTCGCCGTGCTCGATCAGTTGGCGGTCGAATTCGACCTGTGCCAACCGGTCACCGCCACGCACCTTGGTCTCTTCAATCAAGGTCATTTCAAGTCCTTGGGCCAACTGCGCTTGCAGTTCTGGGAACGAGATCTTAGAGCCCTTGGACTTGCCAGTCACCTGGCCAGACATCTCATCGACATGGCGGGCATTCTCAGGGATCGAAGACTTCTTGGTGAGCATCTGGGCCTGACGGCGAACAGTCATGTCCAGCACCAGGTACTTCTGCGGGGTGAGGAAGGTGTCACCCGTTTGAGGATCGGTCAGCCACAGCTGCTCGAAGAATGGATGGCCGATCCGCTCAGCCACAGCCATCAGACTCTCCATGGTGATGCGAGGGTCTTTCAGGTTAGGCGAGTAAAACGGCAAAATCTCTTGAGTGGCACGGGCGTCTTCCGATTCAGGCTTAGCGAGTGCACGCAGGTACTCGTCAAACTCGGTATCCGACATAGCGTCCAGACGCTGCTTGGTCAACTCGGCGTTATAGGTGTCACCCGGAATAATCCCCGCAATGGCATCCACAATGAAAGCGGTGACCTCTTGACGACTGGTCATACGGATGTCCCTCAGTGCTTGACCGGAAGGTCGAACGAAACGATGGTTGGCAGGACCAACTGCTGGAAATGACGCAGCCAATCGCGCGGGGCAATGTCGTCCACCAAGCACGTACGGGCCGAGATGGTCGAGGTGTGCAGCGCGGCGAGCTGTTCACGCCAGAAGCGGTTCAGTTGACGGATCTCGTCGCTTTCGCTCAGAGCCTCGCAGCGAAAGTCACGGGCAAACCGTGTCGCAGCGTGGGGGTTTTTAACTGCCAGTAGATCGACTACGGCAGAGACGACTTGTTGCGTCATGATGGGTCTCTCCGAATTAATAGGGAATGAGGCCAACGCACAGGTTGCACATTGGCCTCAGATAATTAGACCGCTTTCTCCGCCTGACGGTCTTTGATCTTCAGCAGCAGTTCTTGCGCCGTGGTCGGTTTGGCTGATGCATCCTCTGCCTTGCCGCCGCGTGCCACAATGGCTGCAGTGGTCACAGCCTTGGCTTTGACAGCTTGATCGTACCAGTAAGGACGGTAGGTACCGGCTCGCATGTTGAGCAGGTCCATGGTCGACAGGAAGGGGATGTCGGCGTAAGTGCCTTTCTCCTCCAACGGCAACCAGAAACCACGGGTGTCGAGCAGCAGGTCCCAGTCGTATCCAGCGGCGATCAGGTCGTCGTAGAGTTCCTTTGGGGTGCACAGCAGGCCATCTGGCAGGTCGTGCCACAGGTTGCGCATCATGCACATTTCAGAGGTGATGTTCATGGCGCGTTGTAGACGAGCCTCGGTCTCCAACAGGCGGCGGACTGTCTTACGGGTCAGGTTCTGGGATGGGTACAGGTCCAGGCGGAAGTTGGGTTTGCCTTTGGCCTTGTTACCGTCCTTGTCACTGATACCGAAGTAGTCATACCCCTTGCAGTAGGTGAACTCGGTCAGTTCAGGCTTAAGGCCTTCAGACTGAGACACCACCACTTCAAACGGAATGCCCGACGGACCCGACTTGCCTCGCAAGTTGACCAAGGTGATGCAGATCAGGTCAGTGTCGCCCTTAAGGTCGTCTTCTTCGTCGCGTGGGAACTCAGGCAGCTTGTCCGCGTCGAGCAAGGGCACCAGGGAGACACAGTACCAGCAGTTGGCTGTCAGGAAGCTGAAGTTCTCCGGGACCTTCTTGAGTTTGAGGTCACCTTTAAGGAACTTCAACCGCTTGACGTTCGGCTTGTACATATCGAGCTGGTATTCCTGACCCACGTGTGCGGTCATCAGGATGTGCAGACCCGAACCGCCCGTGACAGACGTCACCTGATCGACCAGCTGGCTTTTAGCACCGGCGCCTTTCATGGCCACCATGTTCAGATCCTTCGACCCCACATCGCCCTTTTCGTACATGTTCATCACGCCTTCGGTCTGAAGGCCGGACAAGGAATCCAGGAACGCCAAGGTCGGACTGGGTATCTTGATCAGTTCCTTGGTCACCTCATCGACGAACGGTGTAGTGATCTGGATGGACTTGTCCTTGCGGCGGTCTTCAGCGTATTCGCGCATGACGTTCCACCATTCGTTCCCGGTGTAGGTCGTCGCATCCGTAAAGGCCAGTCGTTCGGCTTCAATCAGATCGATCTCAAAGAGTTCCGGGAACTGCCGGAACACATTCATGATCCGGCCTGGTGACAGCGTATTCTCTGAGTCATGCGCCATCATAATGGCCAACGAAACCCGGTTCATTACAGCACCGAGCTGAAACAGTGAGATCACCGTCTTGAACATGTTGGGTAGACCCGCCACACCGGTGAAATTGTTAAGACCGCCACAGAGGATCGACTCCCCATGCTTTCCTTTGTAGTACTTGCCGGTCTGGATGTCAAAACAGGCACCGATGTTCCACATAGGGCGAATCGAGGCGGCCTTCTTAAACTTGGCAAATGGGCTATTAGACATGGTACTTCAGGTTCCATTTCAAGATGGGGAATCGGTTGTAGGCAAACGATATGAAAAACTACTTTCTTTTAACACGGAGTCATTTCGATGCAGTTCGATAATATTTACGGCACGTTTAACGACGTCTCCTTGGAATCCCTTGAGCAACAGGCCCGCGTGATCTCACTGGAAGGCTTGTCCGGTGGTGCATTTACCGTCGGTTCACCTCAGCGAGTCAAAGCCTTCTTCAAAAATGCTGGGGCGTTCTTCGGCAAACTTCAGTTCGTGGCATTGGCTGTGACCAAGCTGGTCCCTCAGGACATGAACGGTATTGTAGCCCGTCAGGGCTTTGTCGATGCCTCAAACAAGACCATCATCGTTCCAGAGGGTTTCATTGGTCAGTGGTTGCCCTACAGTGCTGAACTGAACGCCGCCATGGTCAAGGCGACCAAGATGGAATACATGGTGCGCAGTTTCAATGAAACTCTGGGTCGCATCATCCACGATCCTTCACTACTGGGTGCGTTCTCCGGAATTGGTCACACCGGCCCCACCACCCTCGGGCTGACCGAGGCCATGGTGACTCTAGGCAAGACCTACTTCGACCCTCGCAGTAACCACATTCATCGTGCTCTGGGCGCTGTGATTGACCGCGCGGCCGATATCGGTCAGGTCCACGCTAACGTCAACGACGCGGTGCTGCTGGACAAGACCCATCCGGCGAAGAAGTCTCTGGACGCCGTGTCCCGGACCATGACCTTGGCCGATACGTTGATGGATGCGATCCAAGCCAGGACCGCCGACAAGAGTATCTCCAACCAGGAAACAGTAGACGTCGCCCTCCAAGAACTGGTTGAACTGACCTTGAACATCGCTAAAGAAATGGAGTCGTACGGCACCTTGTTGTACCGTCTCCGTCAGTTCTCCGAGGCGCTTAAGGACAGTGTAAAAGAGCTTAAAAAATAAGGCTCGCGCATAAGTCGATGGGAGGGGGTGATCCCTCCCATCTATGCCGGCTCACACCAGTTTTTCAAGGTGCTGCGAATTCCGTAGCACATCTTCTACATCACGTAACATGGTTTCACGATCCAGATACCTCAACCATCGAGGCATGGTGCCGTACACCAGCTCCACCGCCTGCTTGAACTCACCTGCATCACAATGAGTCACCACCTCATCAACCGTCTTCTCTTTCCAGAGCGTTCGGCAGACCATGGCAGGGAAGGACAGTGACTGCGGGTTGTTCACCAGGTAGAACAGCTTATTGACTTCATCCAGCAGCGAATCGTTGGGGTTGTAGTTACGGATCAAACGGAAATATAGACTGGCCATGAACAAAGTGCGTTTCAAGGTCGGCCAAAATCCGTGTGATTGATTTATCGCAACAGATCGGTACATGTCTAATCCGTTATTTAACCAGTTTGAAATTGCTGAACGGGTTAGCCCAGATCCCAATGTCGTCAGTCGTTTCGATGACGGTTGCATACCGAATCACCGTGTCCGACTCCCGCCAGGTCAGGGCCACCACTCGCACAACGGTATCTGCGAGTGCCGACAGCGCATTCCGACCAATGATGTCAGAACCTACGATAAAGCGGACCTTGGCCTGCTTAACCGGAACTTCTTCCATCGCCCTCAGCTCGCGAGCAAACCCCGTGTTATAACCTACGTTCACATCGAGATGCTTCACCGCGCTGGTGATCTCTTTGCGAAGTTTGCGGGTCACGACGGCTTTCTTCTCCACGGCTTCATATAGTAGGTCGGTCAACTCGGTCACCAGTACCGATTTGTCCCCAGCCATAAACTGATTGAGGATGGTGGTCATGTTCTCCAGGTTATCGACGTTGTAGTACGATAGCCCTGTCGGCGTGACGTGGTGAACAACCGGGACCTTCTTCTCCGTGGCCAGGCTCATGTTAGCCTTGTTGCGGCGAAACACCGACATGCCGAACCGCAGGATGTCGACGGAGACCGTGGCGTTGAACAGGTTACGCAGGGCGCCTACGAACAGATGCCCCACCTGATGAGTGTCTTCTGCAATGTAATGCTGACGGACCTTTTCCAGGACCGCGATCTCCTCCTTGAGATACAGGACAGCGTTACTCGAATCGGACTGTGGCTTGGCGACATCGTCGTCATCACCGTGTTGCCCCGTCCAGTAAATGTGCCGACCGCAGGCACTGGTCCTACGCTCAGCGGCGTCCGAACTGAAATACCACTTGGGTTGATCGAGCATGCGGTTGTGGTTGTTGATCGACTTCCAATATCCTTCTGGAGGTTGTTCTAGGGTGTAGCGAAGGTCATACCCGTTCATGCCGATGCAGTTTCCTTTACCGGCCCATTGGTCAGCCATCTCGTTTCCGGTATGGCCGTTATGTCCTTTGATCCAAGCCAGCGTCACCGCGTTGTCGGTTTCTTTGAATTTCTTCAACAACGCATCGACGGCAAGCCAATCTTCTTTATTGGCAACGTCATCGCCATTGCGGTTACGCCAACCCGTCTGCTTCCAACGGTCCAGGTACTTGTTGACGCCCTCGACCACGTACTGCGAATCGGAATAAATCAGGGTGTGGCTTAATCCTTTCTCCAGCGCGTAGGTAAGCGCTTCCTTGGTGGCAATCAACTCGGTGTGGTTGTTGCTCGTGGCCTTTGGCACCCCACCAAAGGCATCAATGTAATTGAGGATGTTGACTGCTTGAGTCTCATCCTTGGAATCGGTGTAGCCTTTGGCCGTTGGCGTAGCCTTAGGTGCACCGCTTCCTTTGGTTGGCAAGCTATCCGCCGAGTAGATGTACCCGTGGACTCCCCAGCCGCCAGCCTTGTCACTGTTGTAGAACCCGCCGTCCGAATACAGAATTCCGTTGTATCCGACAGTTGCAGGCTGCTCCTTGATTTCCGTCATTACTACACCTTCGACAGACATAATTGGCATTTCGGCCATGCTCATGTGATATCCTAAATCCTTTTTGAAAAACATTACTGCTTTGGGACACACTTGTACGTGTGCCGAGCAATGTCTTCTGCCAGAAACGCTTCTTCATTGTCCAGGTAGACTTTAAGCCGTTCGGCGTACGTGAAAATGAGGTCGCTGACTTCACGCTCCGTCAAGGTCCGGGGGTCAATGGGTGGTAGTGTTGGGCGACTGTGGCCCATCCGCACCATGCGGGTAAAGTGGTGGCATTCGTCGTCTACCGGGGTCACTGCCCATTGGTACTGGGTCGAGGCCGTTACATTGGAGTAATTGTTCACGGTCTGGGTATACGCACACGATCCCAGCGAAACGACCAGCCAGAACAAGGAAGCCGGCCTGAGGTCCCTGATAATACGTCTGTATTGCATGTGGTATTCCTTATTGACTGAGTCGCTTCCAGCGCTGGACGATCTCGTCTGATGGGGCTCTGGTTGTGATGGGTTTTTCCACCGGTGGGCGTGGACGTGGGCGTGAAGGTGCCGGTTGGACGGCGGCCACTTGTGGTGGCGGTGGGACCAGCTCAAGGGAATCCTTGAGGGCCTGGTACCGCTCTTGGTAAAGGTCAGCCCTTTCTGTGAGCAACGGGATCTGCGTATCCAGTTCCTTTTGTAGCCGAGCTTGCTGTCGCTCATAGCGGCCTAGCATGTACTCTTGCTCTTTGACGATGCTGAACACGTGAATGAACAGGATGGTCATCGAGATAAAGCCCACGGTGGTCACGATCAGCGGAAGGTTCTGGCGTACAAACTGTCTGAAGGTGCGATCACGCAGCCAGATTTCCCGAAGGAACAGGCCAAGCGCTTTGAGCAACTTGAACAGAGTGATAAAGTACATCATATTCCCTAAAATGGTATGGACGTATAAACGTTATTTTTAACGACTGTCATAGAGTACGCGGCTATCAGCCCGGAGAACGACATGTATAAACTGAAGGCGTTTGGCCTGATCGGTGCATTGATTGACAATACGCGCACGGTGGTGGCTCCGGTAGGGGAATTATCGCCCCGCGCTATCACCTATGCCCGTGAGAAAGAGTACCTCAATTCAGCGGCCGCACCGGGCCATACGCTGGTGGTATTCTCAAGTGCACGTGACGGTTCGGTCGAGCAGACTGACCCCGTCTTGGCACGCGAACTGTTGCTGGTGAACAAATGGATTTATGAACAGGCTCTGGCAGGGGTGTTCAGTCCAAGCATCGAATCCTTCCGCGTGGCCTTTGTCCAACAGTGGAGTGAGCAGTATTCGATTTGGGCCACTGGGGCCATGGTAGAAGCTCAGCCCAACGTATGGATGCCGGGGGTCATTGAGATCCGGGCAGTCGCCGACGATTCTCTGCAGTATAAACTCTGGTACGCCACGGAGGTCTTCGAGCAGCAGTACGATGAGTACCAGATCGAAATCGTGCCACCGGTCGATGACCTGGAAGTGTTCTTCCTCGGCGCGTCCATGGTCAAGGCAGCGCTTGGTCGCCAGACGCACAACCTGACCATGGAGAAAGTCCAGGAAGCCAAAGACGGCTACCCTGAGACCTTCATCAGCGGTGAGATGTACGAGTGGTTCGACCCGGTTGACCCAACCGACCTCAGCCTTCGGCAACCGACGTACTGGACCCCAGTTATCTACGGCATTGCTGGGCGTAACGTCGATGCGATCAAAGAGGCACTGCGCGATTACATCCTGAGTAACAGCCCGCGGAGCAAGGACGAGTGGGCCGAGATCTTCCCGGAGATCTTCACTTCCACCGAATTTGTCTTCGTCCCGCTCTGGGGAAACTATTCTGTCACCAATCGTGAACTCGAAGCCGGGCTGTACAGTTCGGTCACCAATGTCCTGGCAGGCATCGAGCACCTCAAACGGCTGGTCAAAGGCGATGGTTACACCGACATCTACCTGACCGCCAATGCTGAGGTCTTTGGGGCGAGTCACAAAGCCATCACCGTGATGGTGACGGGTGGTCCTCACAATCGTGACGGCATCACCTCGTTTGTGCAGCGGTACAGCGACTACATTAACGTCGATTCGCTCAGCACGGACTTTGGTCGGATGGGACCTGAAACCCGCCGACTGGTGACCACCTTGGCTGAGATGTTGGCGGTGGCCGAGAGCATGACCCCTGATTCGTCGGTGCCGGTGAAGTTCTCTCGCCTGGTGCGTGACGGGGTATTGTACCTCACGTATACCCTGGATCGGTTCCAGCTGATCGTGACCAGTAAGTATTCGTACAACGATGCGTCGCTAGGCGATGCAATCGCCGACGGTGAACCACAACTCTGACACGACATATCGGAGGAGTTAGTTAACTCCTCCGGACTATTTACGCGACGAGGTAGACCATGAATCCATTGATCATAGCAGCATCTGAAAAGCGACGTAAATTAAATCTACATCCCTTGCTACTCGGGAAGAAATTGCTGAAAGGCGACATGTCCCATGGTTACTATGGTGAGTTTAGTGCAAATGAAGTGATCAGCGGTGAAACCCTGGCTGCGATGGTCGGACTGACTGGTCAGGGCTCTGGAACCCAGATTAACTCCACTGCCGGGTGGTTGGGGTTTGCATTAGACGGCAAGCGACTTCTAGTGGCTAAGCGACCTATCCGACATAGCGTAAGTAACGATAGGCTCATGAACCATGACCTGCGATACGGCGAGATACATCTCCTTGGCGAAAACCAATTTTTAATCCGAAACATGAAGGGCATTGGGCCAAATGCTAGGTCGTTCTCCACGGGGAATGATACTGCCATAACCCATGGCTCTGAGTGGAACCGATTGATGTACCATGTCGCTGGCCGCGGTGTTCTGACGTCGGAAGGGATTGAGGCAGGTGACTTTGCTCAGTTCAGAGACACCGAGCTGGGTGTGGGTTATGATGACCTTGGTCGTCGGAGCTGGTGCCAAGAGCAAATAGTTCCTGGCGGTGGCTATATCGTGTTTCGGGGGGATCGTGCGTCGATATCGTACGCCGGTGAGCAACTTAGTAACTCGGCATCGTCATCGATGGGCTGGCGCCCGGTACTGGAACTGGTCGAATAAAGCAAGCCGACATAGAGGAGGGGCAGTTGCCCCTCCCTGTTATGCGGTTTCGTGCGGTTACCGGCTACCCGGATCGACAGTCAGGTCGTGGATACGAGGACACCCTAATCGATCGAGCACCTCATCTTTACTGACCGATAAGTAACGGGCTTGACCGTGCAGCAGCATTTCCGTTACTTGGGTGTCACCAACGCTTTCGACCAGTTCCTGGACCGACATGATGTACGTCTTACCGTCGTCCTGACTCTGGGCGGTAAACAACCCGTACTTCTTCCACGTGTCAAGGTCAGGCTCGAGTGAACAACCGCAGTTTAGCTTATAACTAAGCTCATACAGCAGCGGCAGATCACGCGCAGGCCACGACCATTTACCGACCCCGGTCCCTGTGGTCGCGGCACCTAGGTAGAAGCGGGCTGTGGTGGCAATTAAGTTCATGTCATGTCCTCAGGTAATGGTCACGTGCTCGTTGTAGGCACGTTTTAATGACACGTGCGCATCGTCGATCACCGCGATCTGACTGTTGGGGTAACTGTTCTGGCTTTCGAAGGAGTGGCTGATGAAGAACACCTGCGAATAGGTCTCATCGTCAATCAGGTCTTTCAGGGCCAAGGTCAGGTTCAGACGATGGACTTCATCAAAGGTCCGGCCCAGCTCGTCCAGGTAGAGCGGGAAGCCCTCCAGGTTCAGAAACTTGTAGACCACCAGACGGAAGGCTTGGTTGACAATATCCAACTGGCTGTCTGAACCGAACTGGATGTCCGGAATCATGTTCTCAGCGGTGTGGACATACATCGGGAATTTGTAATCCAGATCCCCCTCTTCCAAGTTGCAGGTGTCCAGTGCGAGGTTATATCCCCAGACCTTGGCAATGACATCATTGATGCTGGTGATGAAGGTGTTGATGAACACCATGATCTGTTCAGCGATGATGCCATCGCGTGGCGAGAGGACCTTCTCCAAGAGGATCAGGGCTTTCTCTTCGGCTTTGGCTTGTTCCAGCGAACGGTTCAGGTCATTGACGATCCCCATCTGGACTTCGGCTTCGGCCAAGGATTGCTCGAGCATCCCTAACTGCACTTGGTGCTTGCGCACTTGCGCCTCGATTTCCTCCACGGCCACGAACTTGACCATCTGGTCCATCAGCTCGTTCATGCGTTGCATGCCGTACTCAACGGTCTGGGCTATCTCACGGGCCTCGATGATCCGGTCGTAGAACTGCTCCACCTCTTTCAAGGTTTCACGGGTGTCGACCAGGTGCATCTTCAAATCCAGCACCCGCTCACTCAACGAATGGGCCACATCCCGTAGACCACTGGACTGATCTAACTGCTTGAGGGCATTGAGCCGTTCAATCAACGGACGCATTTCCTGATCGACATCCAGGATCGCCAGCTTGGTCTTCACGTCGCTGATGAAGTCGGTACACAGGGGTGCCAGTTCACGGCCCCGAGAGAACCCACCGTTGGCTTGCAGCAGTTTCCACAGTTCCACCAGGTCCGGGTTATGGTCTCGTAGCCGGTTTAAGGTGTGGACCACATCGCCTGCCGCTTGAGCTTCCTGCAGCCAGCTGCGCACCACCTGGATACGCTCCTCCATCGATTGCCTGAACCGGGTACCTTTCTCCAGCAAGCCCTTGATGGTGCCTTCCTCGTCCCCACCAATGCCTTCTTTGAAATGATGGTTACAGTTAGGGCATTGGATGGTTGAGCAGTTACGGATGTGATCCAGACGGTATTCCAGTTCCCCGATTCGAGAGGTCCCGGCCATCAGCTTTTCTTGCAGCTCACTGAGTTCACGCTGCTTACCCTGAATCGTTGCCCGGTCCAAGTACAGTGCATCGACTTGGTTAACACCATGCAAGGTCTCGATGGTTTCCTGAATCGCGGCAAAACAGTACTGGTGGTTCGGCAGACGGTCTACCTCCGCCCCTGTTTTAAACCGGGCCTGAAGTTGGGTCTTCTTTTCAGTCAACTCGGCCAGTCTGGCCTGTAATTCCTCAGGATTGATCTCTTCCAGCTCAGAAATGTCGTGAAGCTGCTTGTCGATCTCCTGATGACGCTCTGAGACCTCGTGTAAGGCCGCCTCAAGCATTTGCGCCCGCGAGCGAAGGCCATCCTTGAGTTCGATGACCGCGTCGTCCTGCGTGCTTTTCACGGCCTTGGGGATCGCCACCCGTAAATACTTGGCACGGGCCAACAATCCATCGATATCACTGCTGAGATCATGATACTGACGACTGTAATAGTCGAAGTTATCGGCAATTCCATCACGCTTAGAATGCTGGTGCAACCGGATCAGTTTATTGGTGATGTCCTGTGACTGCCGACGCAGAGTGTTGAACGTCTCATCGTCAATCTTCTTGGCGGTTTCCTGCACCAGACGTCCAGACTGATGCTTGATCACCGCTGAGGTATCGCGCACGGCTCGCTTGATCCGCCCGTGCAATTTGATGACATAATCAAAGTCAGCTGACGACAGCAAGGTGATCCATTCACGCCGTTGGATGGCATTCATGTCGGTGAAGTTTAGTTGACCGGACAAGACCTGATGCAGCTCCTGGGTCATGCCGAAGTGTTCACGAATCAGTTCCTTCTGGACAGCGCCCGTGTGACCTTCGTTGTACTCCTCGCCATCGCAGATAAAACTGTGCAGAGGCGACTTACCCGCAAAGTCATTGCGCAGCTCGTAGACCTTGCCATTGTGCAGGTAATTGACCACCTTGTAACCCCCTTTAAGGAAGTCACGGGCATCGGCTGGCAATACGGTGAACCCGATCTTTAGCAGGCTGGATTTACCTGACCCGTTGGTGCCCAGGATGATCTGGGTTTTCATGGTCGGGTTGATTTCGAAGGTCTCAATACCCTTAAGGTAAAACCGCCTGCAACGGTGTAAAACAAGTTTGGTAATAAACATGGGTAAGCCCTTCCCCTAATTCTGTAGGATAGGTGTCGTATGTTTCGTTTAACAAGAGGTGATTATGTTTGACAATACGGTCAGCATGTTCCGTTGCGTGATGATCGGAACCGCAGCGGAGAACAAGAAATTAGGCAGTGATGAATTGATCATTACCCCACATGAAAAGCTATCGTTTCTAGACGGTGAAATTGTCGAGCGGGTGGACCCCTTAGAATACGAAGGCCAGAACAGTGACGGTAAAGCCGTGGCCGGGTCGGCATTTGTGTCTACCAACCTGACCGCTAAATGGTTACCCAGCACCAATCGCCGGACACCGCCCGATGTCCAGCGGGGCGAGATGGTCAAGGTCTGGCAGTTCGGCAGTAACGACGAATACTTCTGGACCAGCTTAGGTAAGGATGATAAGCTTCGGCGCTTGGAGACCGTGGTGATCGGCATTGCAGCCAATCCCAACATGGACCAGGACGGGCTGGATCTGGAGAACATGTATTTTCTGGAGATCAGTAGCCATCAGAAAACCATCACCCTGTCCACCAGTCAGAAGAACGGTGAGTTCTGCACCTATGACTTCCAATTTGATCTGGCCAACGGTAAAGTGGTGTTGCAGGATAACTTGGGCAACTATGGCTTTCTCGATTCCAAGAACGTTCACATCAAGCTTCAGAACCAGCTGGGGACTTTCTTTGAACTGAACAGGCAAGACATCAACGGTTATGCCCCGAAGAACATCTACTTGGAGGCTGTCAATAACGTCGACGTGAAAGCCAAGAAGATCACCTTAAACGGTGGCGGTAGCGTGTTCACGTTGCAGAGCAGTGGCACGACCCTTAAGACACCGAACTTTAAAGGGATGAGCTGATGGGCATTGTATCGTTAGTGGGTAAAGATTCTGCAGGCGGGGTCATTGTGGGGCCTGGTGCACCCCATTGGACTTGGAATGGCAGTCCGATCTCATTGCTAGGGGACGCCGTCGCCGGGCACGGTAAAGCACCTCATTCCGGACCGGTCATCGCGACTGCCTCGCCGTGGATGACCATCGAGGGCATTCCAGTCACTCGGGTATCGAGTGTAGCGTCCTGCGGTCACGGGGCTACCGGCTCAAGCGACATGGATATCCCATAACGCATAGTGAGGAGGGGCAATTGCCCCTCCTCTATGGTGGTTAGACAATTGTGACCGTACTGTGGGTCCATTTCAGGAACTCGCCACGTTGGTAAGTTTCAGGCTGACCTGAGATGCGTTTCTCATCGACCTTGGGTAGCCAGCGAGAATCGCGGGTATCCATGAAGCGGTGTTGACGCAGGTTGTTATCGATCCGCACGACCCAGACCCCGTTCTCATCTTCCGAGAGGTACGAGGGCAGGAGGCCCAGCTGAGTCCGCAACGGCCACAGTGGACGTTCATCGAAATAGAACCGACCGGGTAGCTGTGTCCGCGTCGCTGGAACCACCTCGGTCATCAGGTGATCCACTTCAATGGCCACCAGGAACGACTGGCTCAACGTTAGCAACTCCAACATACATTCGTTGCTGTAAAAGCCTTGCATGTCGTAGTCGAGCGCGTTAGTGGCACTGACCTCATGGAACCGCGCCATGGATGATTGATCAATCTGATACCGCGATTCCATGTACCGTTCCAGAAACGGGATGCGCCGCATGTCCACTTTGACGCTGTGGGTGCCGACGACTGTGACATCCTTGGTTGCCAGATGCAGATACCCGCCGATGACCATACCCACTACTTTATTAGTCAGGTCGATTGGGGAGTGCAAGTAGAAGCATTCTGAGTAGAGCTTACTAGGGTCGAGGTTATGGACCATCTCAGGAGTGATGCTGGCCGTATGCACCCGTCCGATATTACTGAAACTCATCAACCCGACAGTGGCATTCTCCTGCATACGGAACGTGATCCCGCCGTCCTTGATATAGATGCCGTCTTTGTCAGCATCGAGCCGGTGAACAAGCCCATTGACCGTTGCCAGACAGTGTTGCTGATTGGCAACGTAATTGGTTTCCGGGCGGGTCAACCAGATGTCGGTCTTGTCGTAATCAGTGGCGTCATTGAAGGGCGAACCGCTTGGGACACACAGGTCCACCTTAAATCCTGCCTGCCATGCATCGCGCGCCATAACCGCTTGCGTCTTGACTTGCGGTTGACCCTTGATAACCGGCAGCGTGGTATTGCCGTTGTTAACCAACCATTGGCTGACAGTGATCGCTTCTGTCACCGCGGCCAGTTGAACGGTGATGTCCGACAACCGTAACGTGTGATCGCCAGTAAGAGCAGAATGCCGCAACACCAGATAGACTTCGGCGTATTGCTGTAAAAGCGTCTTAAGGCTGAGGGCACGGGCGTCGATTTCTTCGAAGCGGACCTTGGGCAAGCGGTGTTTAACAACCGCGCGCTGATATTCGTACATTTATCGACTCTCCCATGATAATGGTATGTCAGTTGTTTGATATTCCGTATTAGACACAGTTTGTTTTTTCTAAAATGACTCAGAATTTGGGCCAGTTACTACACCCTAGCAGCTGCGCTAGCGGAGATCCCAACGGAGAGCTACAATGAGTACTGTACTTCCACAATACCCTTTCGATCCGACGGGGCTCGCAGAGACCAACCTGGTTTCTGAAACACAAGCGATTCGCTCGCGTGGCATGCTTGACCATTATTACGTCATTCCGCGCAGCGGTCCGTTCTATGCGGACAGCGTCAAACTGCGTCTGTACCCTGCAGGCACCAACGTCAACAACCCAGCGGCAGGCCTGCCGCTGGAAGAAGGTGTTCATTATAGCTTCGGCTATCATTTTGCCCAAGCCTCACATACCATTGGAAAGGCAATCTACGCCGCCATCACCTTCTACGACCGAGCCTTAGAAGGTCAGCTGCGCATGCAGTTCCAGACCATTGGCGGTGAGTGGGTCCTCGACGACCAAGCCATGACCGAGGTATTGGCCAACACGGCGTACAACCCTCGCATTGCTACCTGGGAACAAGTCACTGAGCTACCTGTTCAATTTCCGGTGGTGAATCACGATTTTAACATCGATGATTTTGTCGGCATGGGTGACGTGGTTGACATGTTGGAAGAGATCGGTCAATCCATCGTTCAGAAGAACGAAGGCGGCATGGTCGATCACATGGAAAACACTGCCAATCCGCATCAGGTGACCAAGGAACAGGTCGGTCTGGGTTTGGTGGATAACTACCCGGTGGCCGCGCCAGCCGAAGCAACTGGTGGGTTGGTCAACAACCGCTACATGACCCCGTTGCGCACGAAACAATTGATCGACGCTGTTGCCATGTTGGCCTTGAACAACCACATGAGTGATGCGAACAATCCTCACGCGGTGACCAAAGCACAAGTTGGTTTGGGGAACGTTCAGAACTACGCATTGTCCAGCCAAGCAGAAGCTGAAGCCGGTTCTTCGAATGCACGGTACATGACCCCCTTACGGGTCCGCGAAGCTATTGAAGCGATCGTGGCCAATGCGTTTACCGCACATGCTGGGGATCGGGGCAATCCGCACGCCGTCACCAAAGCACAAGTTGGTTTGGGAAATGTCCCTAACATCGGGTTGGCTACAGACGAAGCCGCACTCGAAGGATTTGATCATGCCTCAATCATTACTCCTAGACTACTGAGCTTGGTTTTGGGCGAAACAGTGGGTGCCGACCTACTGACTCACATGGGCGATTTCGAAAATCCCCATGGGGTAACCAAAGCCCAGGTTGGTTTGGGATGGGTGCAGAACTACGGCATTGCTAATCAGGCAGAAGCAGGAGAAGGTACATCTAACGAGAAGTACATGACCCCGCTGGCAACTCGCTATGCAATCAATGCCTTGGTAGGCGGTTCGTCCAATGCCCACATGGTCGATTTCGAAAATCCTCACAAGGTCACAGCTGCTCAAGTAGGTACTTACGATAAAGCAGGGATTGATGCACTGTTGGCGAACAAAATTGGTCTAGAGGATACCGCTGCCGACGCAACCAAAGCGTTTGGCATGGACCAGCCAACTTTCCAAGCATGGGTCAGAAGCCAGCAAGTGGCTGATTCATCCATGCTTGCAGGTAAAACATACGACGAAACCAAGGCGGATATCCTGACAGGCACCGCAGCCAACGCAGACCTGCTAGGTGGTAAAGATTACGCCACACTGGTGAATGAAGTCACCGGGACTGTCGGAGGGTCGCTGGAAGAACTGACTGGACGATTGGACGACCTTGAAACCGGCAATTCGCTTCAGTTCAATTATCCAGCAATCAGAACCATTGTTGATGAAGGCGGGACACAGATCGAAGTCCCGGTACATTGGATAAAAATCGGAACGGTAGATGCCAGTAGTGCCGACCCGACAGTAGATACCAGCTTGATCGTTTCGGTGGGGATGTTTTCGTCTGAGTACAATGCTGATAAGCGCTTCTCAGCACTGGTTGAAATCGGTGGAGCGGCTTCAACACTGGGTCAGACCGAAGGAGAAATTCCTGGTTGGGATGGGTGTGTCATTAAGGCACTGACTCCCGGCACACTCCCCTTCACCGTTGGTTATATACAGGAAGGCAGTGACGTCCAATCTATCATGCATCTGTATGTTAAACTGGATAATGCACATCACGACATTTCTGTCACTGAACTATCGTATAAACGGTTTACAGCAGCGACTGTCACGGTGCCAGCGAGCGTCGCTGATCTGACCACCGCCGAACCGACAGGCATGTTCTATCCTCGGGTATTTACTGAAGGCAGTGCCGAGATAAAGGCTCTGCAGGACTTTGTAGCCAGGAAGGACAACCCACATCAAGTCACCAAAGCACAAGTCGGTCTAGGTCTTGTGGACAATTATGGTACTGCATCACCGTCAGACGCACTGATAGGTACGGCAACCAATAAGTTCATGACCCCTGCACTGGTTTCAGCGAGAGTTGATCAAGAACTAGATGCTACTTTAGCGGAAATGGCATCTGTCTTTGATGAAGGATTGGCGCTGTTCCAATAACGATTAAACCTGCTGTATCCTAACCGATACAGCAGGACTTCTTTTGTTTCTTTCAGTTTATCGAGGATGTCATGAGCCTACCTAAAATCGTCCAATACCCGCTAGATCTGAGTGCAACGTCACCTACCAACACCATTGTTGGAGAAGAGCGTGACATACTGACCAACAGTGCACGTGCGTTTGTCCCGGCAGGAGGTTCTTTCTATGCCGAGACCTTTAAAATAATCAACGCTGACACAGGCGAAACCCTAAGACCAGTAGACGACTATCTACTGGCACAGCCTCACGCTCAAGCCGCCTTACGTTCCGGCCGTGATGTTCAAAGTGTCGTCTTGCTAAAGGTACAGGCGCCTATTCGCGTGAGTTACGACTATCAAGTAGTCGGTGGTGAATATTCATGGAACCTTGATGCCCTCATTGAATTGATCAATGAGCTAAACCTTGATGAGCGTCCAGTTAAATGGGGGTCAATCGTCGGACGACCGCTGTCATATCCCCCTGCCCCCCATATCCATGACATCGGCGACACCTACGGTTGGGAATTCGTGGTGTGGGAACTGGAACGGATCGCCCAAGCTATCTTGGTCGGCGATGAAGCATCTCACGATGAGCTACGCGCGCAGATCATCTATGTACGCGATACTCTGCAGTACGCCATTGACCAGGTCGACGAACGACTGGCCAACCACCGGGCGGATCAAACCAACCCTCACGCCGTCACCAAAGCACAAGTCGGGTTGGGTTTGGTTGATGACTTTCCAACCGCTTCTCCCTCAGAAGCGTTAGCCGGCACTGCGTTTAATCGGTTCATGACCCCTGCCATGTCACAGTTGTTGGCCGAGCGCATTGCCACAGAAGAAGTGGCTGAACACAACGCTAATAAAAACAACCCCCATGAGACCACCAAAGCACAAGTCGGGTTGGGTTTGGTTGAAAATTATCCGACTGCCACGCAAGCTGAAGCCGAATCGGCCACGGTAACCGACCGGTACATGACGCCACAGCGAACCTACCAGGCAATCATGACTCATGCCGGTACCTTGCTCGATGCCCACATCGCCAACAAATCAAACCCCCATGCGGTCACCAAAGCACAAGTCGGTCTAGGTCTTGTGGACAACTTTCCAACCGCCTCTACTGCGGAGGCTAAAGAAGGAAGTGCCAACAACCGATTCCTCACTCCGCTCCGGCTTAAAGAAGTACTAGATGTTCTGTTAGGGGCCATCAATACACGACTCGAGAACGACAGCGCAGTCAATACAGCAGAACACAATGCGATCCGTAAGTTGATAAATGATCTCAGGATTGAGCTTACCGAGGCTATTCGTCGTTCGGGTCAGAAACAAGTCGTGTCGGTCAACACTAATGCCGAAATATTTAACAGCTACGTGATCGTGGCCAACTGTCGAGTGAAACTACCGGCCAAAACAGGGCTTAAGACCGGTGACATGGTGTTGTTCTGGAAGCTGCCGTCGGTAGAACCTGTCATCTGGTCTGGCGATGCCACCATCGAAACCATCAACGGTACCGATGCCGAAGTCCTGTATAACCGCCGAGACGACATTGCCTGCATCTGGAATGCTGCTACTGGCAGGTGGGAGATCTAACTATGGCCGGTGAAGTAATTGGTTCAGACGGCAAGAGGTACACTGCTCATTTGCTCGACCCGAAAGCCCCTGACAGCCTACTGGTCCAACCGGGCGATCTAGTCTGGTATCCCAAGAGCACCATCCCTGCCCACTTTTTACTGGCCAACGGTAACTATTACAGCCCAAGTCAGTACCCGGCGTTGTTCCATGCGATTGGATATGCGTTCGGCAAGAGTGGGTTAAATTTCAGGGTACCTGAAATCATCGACTTTATCCGTCCCTATGATCGAGTCGGTAATCTTCCGTTTCAAACCGTTAGCGATGAAGTAGGCCGGCACGGACATGGCGGTGGGTCTTCAGGATCGGGCGGCAGTCATGACCATACCGTGAGTTTCCGCGATTGGGTAGACGAAGCGGTTCGTCAGGACTATCTGTGGAACTGTGGCATGATGTCTGACCAAGGGTTTGGACGAAGCACTATTACGTTCTCATCGTCAGGTAGCCATAGTCACAGTGCATCTGCTTCCGGGGGAGGGGGCGCTGAAACAGTGCCTAAACACGTGATCATGGCGCTCTGTGTCTGTGCGCAGGGTACATCCATGTTTTACACCGGTAGTTAAGGGGCGACAATGATCAAATTAGAAAATCCGTCTAGCGCCACCGAAATGAAACTGGCAGGTTCTGTCCGCTACTTAAGCAGTGCGAGCGTTAGCGCCCCCTGGATGCCACTCAGTGGCGGATGGCTGCCAGTATTGGATAACCCTGTGCTGTTCGGGATATTTGGATATACTCACGGTCAGACCACTGTAGGGTCAGCCGCGCATTTTCGACTACCTGATTATAATGCAGGCGCTGGAGTTGACGCGACCTTCGTTCGTGCATGGAACTCAAAAAACAGCAGTGGTCGAAACTTGAATAAAGCAGTCGGTACAGTTGTGGCAGGACAACTCAAGTCACATTACCATAGTGGGTGGACTGATAGCGATGGTAACCACACTCATCCGAGCGTCAGTGGTTCAAAACTGACAGGGTCGTCCGGACCGGTATATACCAGTGCAGCCGGCGGACAAAACTCAGTACGTTACGGTCCAACCACCGGTACAGCCGGACACAGCAGTCATAGCCACAGTGGCGGCAGTACTAGCGGGAGCAGCATCCCCACGGCAAACAATCGTGGAATTGTAGAACCGAAAGGTTACGGCGCGGTTCTATGCATCCACCTAGGATAATGACATGATCGGTATGAAATCCATGGGGGTGGGACTCGACCCCACCCCCTACGCAGGGGTATACGTAGAAGGTCTGACTCGTGAAGCCATGCCGGGTCGCCTGCCGGCTAACGGTGATCGAGTCAAGATCAGTAAATTTCCCCAATTATTTAAAAAGATAGGACACTACTACACCAGTGGTAGTTATGCCGGGAATGGAACCGAAGGCAGCACATTCCGCCTTCCTGCCCCTGGAAATTATTTCCTAAAGCCGGTCAAGAGTCAAACGGATGTAGGGAAGAGAACCGAGGACAGCATGATTGCACATACTCACTCAGTGGGTATAAGCTCTGCCAGCCACGGAACCCATTCCCTGACAGGATTGTCGGGGACATCTCCCTATTACTATTCTCACTGCTATGAGGTCACGCCTGAATCAGGATGGACCAGAATGGGTTATTTGAGGACTCGATCATCTACCACCAGTTCAGCAGGCAGTCACTGGCACTACTACTACATCTCCGATTACAGTGGTGACGAAACACGCCCATGGGCATTTAATGCCCCGATGTACATTGTCAGTGGTCAGAGCAGTGATGTAGCGGTAGCTGTGGTCTACAGCGATGACTTCCAAACAACGCCTGGATATAACGAATCCGTTCCGGCCATCGATGGGATCATCACCCGCTTGGCATTGGAAAATTACCATGGCTATCGACTTCGATTCCCAGAAGCCTCCTCAGGTGTCAAGACAATTGACACTGCGCATGTCGAACTTTTGAGACAGTTGAAGTTGCTTAAAGAACGGTACGGTAAGGTGTATGTCCTTGCGATCGGTGCAGGTGCGCTGATTGCTGCACGGGCATTGACCGAGTACGAACGCATTGTTCAGATCACCAAGTTTGCAGGGATTAACGGAATCTTTGATCCTACGCTGACATTTGGTTCGACGGTTAATACCGGCCTGACTCGATATCTGGGCGGTTCTACCGCTGCCTTGAAAGCTTCTGCAGTACCCATTAAGCCTTACTACCCGGCTAAGTGCTGGCACGGTAAGGACAATAACCAAGTTCCCACCGCACAGTCCACCGGATGGTGTGATAACACTGTTCTGGTCGATAGACTGCCTTACGGTGCCAACCCATTGACATACGGCATTCTTGACCAAGTGATTGCGTTCTTTGAAAGCTGATACCTTTAAGGTGATTCATGAGCGACGAACCCCTATATCCTCACCCTGACCGCGGTCATTTCCGGGTGGCGCGGTTGAATGACCACAATGGTCTTCAGATCAATGCTAATTGTCGCATCAAAGAAGTGTCCGTATTTAACTTCTTAAGTGACCTGCGCTACGCCATTGTGGGTTACACCTTGGAACACTGGCCCGCCGACAGCCTCCCTCCGCACCTGGGCGGCACGGCTCAGGAATACGTGCCCAAGAACCGGCCCAATGTCCGTAAGCTGTACCTGCGGACTAAGCCGAGCCTGGTGCGTAAGATGCTGTATTTGGAAGATGCCATCATCAATGACTTCCTGTCCAAAAAAGCCATTGCTGACCCCATGTCGCTGCAAAGCTATAGCCAGGAAGCCGCTGAACAAGTGACCAGTGCCAGTGTCTGGCGGGCACTAGAACGTAAGTCGCCTTACGCGTACGCCAATGCCGTGCACATCACGCGACTTGAAGCCACAGCAGATACTCCCTTGACCATCGTCAGTCAGGGACTGCGGTTCGACTGGCAATTCGTTGCCACCCCAGACCAGTCCTTCGAATCGTCGCTAGCCGATTACCCGTTCGATACCACACGGGCTTGCTACGACCGTATTCTCTCGCACATTCAAAGTGAGGTCGCCAATGGCAGCCACAGTTAACACCCTAAAAGAACTGCAGCGCAACATGAAGGCCATGGGACTGTACACCGGCACTATTGACGGCGCATGGGGGCCTCTGAGTCATGGGTCGTTCATGAACGCGCGGCGCTTGGCGAGCAAGCTGAAGCAACCCGGTCAGGCTGCCAATGAGATTAATGCCACCCTCTTTGCGTACTGCAAAGCCACGGCCTGGTCTGAGAAGGTCAGCACTGAGTTCATCCGTATAACCCGTCACATTGCAGACAGCCTGGACATGCCCTATACCGGTGCCGATGAACTGATGGCGTGCATGGCGTTTGAAACCGGTGAGACCTTCTCTCCTACGATCAAGAACGGGGCAGGCGCCCCGTACTACGGCCTGATTCAGTTTGGAGCCGCCGCGGCTAAAGACTGTGGGACCACTGTAGGCGCGCTGGTGAAGCTAACGGCCGAAGAGCAACTGATCTTTGTGCACAAGTTCTTCCAGCCGTACAAGGGCAAACTGAAGACGCTCGGGGACATCTACCTTCGCATCCTCTGGCCAGCAGGAGTCGGCAAACCCGATGACTACGTGCTCTGGGATCAGAAGACCCGTCCAACGACCTACGTGCAAAACAAAGGATTGGACATCAATAAAGATGGCCGGATCACCAAAGCGGAATGTTGCGCCAAAGTCACGCAGAAATTGGTGGCAGGGCTGCACCCGAAGAACCTGAAGGTCTGATCCAAAAAAAGAAACAGACGAGAGATGCCCTAGGGCATCTCTCTATGTCGCATCATTTTAAACTGCCCAAACCTGTGTTATGAATTATTCACCGTAAGGAATGTTGTCATGCCTCTCTTTGAAACAGGCACTACCGTGTACGCCACAAGGGAAATCACTACCCCCGCCACTGGCGACCACCCTACGTTTTATCATGCTACTCGAGGCGATAAGCTATACGTCATCGACTACCAGAAAGGTGCAGAATACCCTTACCGGGTGGCGCACACTCCCTCTGGAGACCAGGCGTTCTGGGTCAGCAGTAAAGAGTTGATGGGACAGAAACCGTTTAACCATAACTAAGTTGGTTTTACCCATTCTATGACTCTTCACAGCTGAGGGCGCTATCCCTAGCTGAATTATCTCACTAGGGTGCCCCTATCATGTCGTCCACACCTGCCATTACTGCACACTCGACCCATGTTGATTTCCCACTGACCCCGGAAGGGTACCAGTCTGCACTGGACTGGCTTAAACAATCAGGACACGATGCACATCATCCTGACCGCGACCTTGAGACCGATGGCTACAGCATTGTTAACCTGGTCAACCACTTTCGGCGACAAGGGTAATGATTTAAACAAAAAAGAAACATAAGAGAGGCGCCCTAGGGCGCCTCTCTATGCCGTCGAGCTATTACCGGCCAGCGGCAAATGCCAACCGACCCATCATCGACATGATTTCTTCATTGGTGAAGATAGCAAATGTGTACTTGCCAGATGCCGCTGTCATGCCATGAAAGTCATCGTAGTCGCTGTTCGTATGGAAGTAGTCGAAATCCAGTTTAAGCTCAGCCTTCTCTTTCAGTGACCGGTCCAGGGTCGTGAAGTACGAACCTTCTTCTTCATCAGGTTCGAAATAGATGGGGGACAGTGCCTGAAACATCCAGTCTCCATTAGCCACCATAGACCGTTTAATTTCAAACTCACCAAAGATTCCGGCATGAAGGCGGCAGTAAAGAGTCCCTTCTGGTAACGAGCAGAATTCGCCGTAGGAGACAACGCGCATGAGGTAGTCCTTACTTAGTTTGTCTTACGGACGAAGGTCTTACCGAACACAGTAAAACGGTCTGGCAGCGCCTTGACAGCCTTGTAGCCCAGGGCGCTGCCAAGGATAGCCCCGCCAACAGCCAGAACAGCGAAAGTAGTATTGCTCATGGTGACACTCCTAATCAGTTAGCCAGCATGGCTTCGAGGTGATTGATTTTGGCTTCGTAAGCCAACGCCTGTGTGCTGCGAATGCCGTAGACACGCATGGCATGTGCGAACATACGGGTAGCATGGGTCAGCTCCGTCTGGAGAGCGTGAGTCTTATTGCTGAACAATTTACTAAACATGGTACGCCCTCCTTTGGGCTGGGGTTAACCTAGGTAGGTGTGGACATCTTCGAAGAAACGGTCGGCCCACTCAGGGTACTTGCAGGTTACGGCCGCGCATTTGCAATATTCGCCGGTCGGCAGGCGGTAATAGAAGTCCCGGAAGAAGGTCATCACCGGAAGCTTCTTCAGATTGATGGCGCTGGCTGACACCATGAGTTCCCGGCCCTCAAGGACCATGCAGGTGAAGAATGGAAACTCCTCATCAAGTTGCGGTAAACGTAAGGTTTGTGTATTCATAATGGTCACGCGAAAGCTCCTAACGCACGGGGTTAATGGTCCGGCCCTAGTCGGTTTGGCGAAAGGGTTATTGGACAGGTTCGAGGTGTTTCATAAGCGTAATCCGGGCAACTCGGACAGGGTGTAAATCAACGGCTGATCAACTTCTGGCGAAACTTCGACGTGGCATACATGTCCAGTGCGATGTTGGCGGCGACAAGGATAACGACGGTGGTAGCGATGCGTGCAAACATGATAAGTTCCTTTAAACTTGGGGGAGGTAAGGCTGGGAGCTCCCAGCCCTTATGGTTCACTGATTGACGGTGTCGATCAGGGTGTCGAAGATCTCATCCAGGGATTCGGCATCCAAGGCCCCGTTCGGAATCAAGTCACGCAGTTCCCGAGGGGTGTTGCTGACGATCACCGATGGGCCCTGGCCTGGGGTGTAACGGTCGAAGAGCACTACGGTTCCATGTTCGGTTCCGATCAAAAGAAGTCGCCGACCGGTGTCGTCGAAGGTCTTGTAAACCGAACCAACGTCCATTGGCTTCTTCACCGCGTTATTGAAATAACCCGTACCGTTCGCCCACGCCAGATCGAAATGACACGGCAAGGCTTCTTTGAAACGCCGATCGAATGCATGAATCGCCAAGGTTTCAATTGGGTCGCTCAAAGAGGTACCTCGTTCCGTGACCCGAGCGTCCAACGCGGCGGCCTTGACTACCGCCTCGACCAACTTTGGATCATTCTGGGCTTTGTTGATCGCCCGCTTTTGCAAGCCCCGCTTAATGAAGAAACCAGCAACAGCCACACCCGCAATGCCCAGACCCATAGCCAATTCTTTACTCATGATACATCTCCAACGATTAAGGTTAAGGGCCGGAGATGGTTTCTCCGTGCTCACCTGTACTATGTATCGTTGAAAAATGTTCGAATCAGATTCTGGTGGCAAAAAAGAACCTGACCAGAAAAGCACCGAAGCGCCTTTCTGGTCAGTGCTGGGCAACCGCCAGCGGTAAGGTGCTGCGAGGAGATCGGGTGAACATTGTAACGGAACGGCTCGCAGCTAGCGTTTACCGCCGCGCCAGGTCGTACGCTTTATGAGCAGCGCACAACAATATCTTTTGCAAGGGTCCTGTGGCCGGACGGTAATCCGAGGCATCACATAAGACCCGGTTGACCAATGCCACAGACTCCTTGGGCACAGGTAACGGACGATCAAGCACTGGGGTATCATTGGCTGCACGCGATGTCGTGGTCACGTACGGTTCCCTCGTGGTAGTGCAAGGTGGTCATCACCGCCAGTAAACTCCGACTGACGGCATAGTAGATCGTCAGGGGCGATGGCCGATTGCCTATCGCGCACCTGTGACGATCTCAGGAGCAACGGTACCTACTCCTATACAAGAGGTCAGCTTTGTTATTTTTTACCATTTGTCCCTGCAACCAAAAAAAGAAGCTATCTGCAGCGCCTTAGGTGAGGTCGACATAACGGCAGACTGACATAGGGTCATAGCCCGAGGGCGATGGCTATTGCCTATCGCACGCTCGGGGCTATGTAAGGGCATTGGTACCTGTCCCTTATACCATAATCCATGCCGGTAGTTTTTTACGATTTTACATCCCTGTAACTTAAAGGACGCGCTATCTAAGACAAAGAAGTGACCACTTCAATGAAATGATGTATGATCATTCCGGATTCGAATCGAATTTTACCATTGAGCTTTACAAGGTTAAACTAAAGCCTTTCGACGCCTTAAGTGTCGTTGACAGATGCGCTAAGGTATCTGCCTGACCCTTGCTAGGCGTATACACTTCAATCAGGTCCAATCCCCCTTCTGGGGCGACCTTAAGCTCATGGATAGTCCACGCTCCATCGAGCACCATGTACAGGTGCTCATGGTCATCCGAGACCATGACTTCATAGACCAATCCCGTCTCTTGGTCACCGCTCTTGGCCAAGATAGGTAATAATCGCAAGTCACGTTCGCAGTTGTTGATAAAGCGCAGTACCGAGTCTACAGTCGTGGGGCACTGAACCTCCTGCCAAGCTGTAGCGTCGTACGAGAGTTTAACTGTGTCCATTCCATGTTTCCTCATCGTATTTCACGATCAAGGTATTTCCTTGACCACACCCATATACAGGGTTTTTATTTATTGACGGTGTAGTCCGACGAATCCTATGAGGGTTCTTTCTATTGGCTTACTTTGGTGACTTACAATGCTACACAGCATGATTATGGCGGCACATCGAGGGCGCATCATCTGGGGTGAGGATCGCGCCTTCCCTAATCTCAACATCGGTGATTTGTGACATCCAACATAACAGGAGGAGCCAGTGGCTCCTCCCTTATGTCGTCAGTCAGGCCTCAGACACATCACCATGCGATGTTCACAATCCGCACATGCTGATAACAGAACCAACCGAATGCAATCACCTCAAGCAGCCCACAGGCCCCAATCGGAATGGCCAACCATCCCCGGTCTTCTGCAACTTCTCATAGGCCCAATACAGGCACCAGCCTAATATCCCAACCAATGCCATCGCCAATAACAAGATCGCTGTGTGCATATCCCATCCCTAGTGTGTCAAACGATTCTCAAGCCATACTTTACGGATCATAAGGGTATTGCGAGTTTCAGTAAGGTCATTGGATACATAATCGAGTACAGCTAGGTTGAGCTGTTCTTGTCTTAGTTTAGCGGCTTGTTCTATACTCTCAAGGACTGTAGTGATAAATTCAAGGTCTGCTTGTAGGACTGCTTTATTCGGTACTCGATTCATCATGGCTTACGCAGTTCACAGAAAAGAAAAGAAGAAGTCGTCGCTCCGCTCCTCCGCTAGCGCATTGTTTCCGCAAGCTCCAACAATGCTTTTTATAGCATTTTGAATTTATTCAGAGAATTAGTCAGCGAAGGATTAATTTACGAGACGGTCAAGGAACATAGCAGGAGAGCCCGAAGGCCCTCCCGTTATGCCGTTACACTTTAGGTGCGTCCAGATCCAGGTCATCCAGACCCTCGGTTCCTTCTGCGCCTTCTTCCGCGGTTACGTCACCTTCAGCGGGAGTCTCCTCTTCCTCAGCTAAGGGCTCCTCGTCCAGCTCACCTTCTTCCTCAGGCGTAGCTGATTCATCCAACGGAACCTCATCAAGCCCTGACTCATCATCCATTGGAATGTCATCACCGCCAAGACCGTCACCGTCTAGGTCTTCGGTTGGTTCATTGCCAAAACCATCGTCCATGCCACCGTCGCCGCTCACCCCGGCAGCGTCCTTGACTTCCTGCAACTCCTGCTTAGCCTTCTCGATCTTTTCCAGTTCCTTAGCCCGCTTCGCAGCGGCCTTGAGCACCTTCTTGATGTACTTAGACAGCGAGTTGTTCAGGCCGTCCGTGTGGTTACTGGCCAGTTCCATGAGTTCGAAAGCAGGTCCCTCTTCCTCATCAACGGTGGTAAAGACATCAAGTTCAGGCATGATGTTGTTGCTGCGCAGCCAACGCCGTTGGAACTCGGCCTTGACCACGGCCTTGACGTTCGGAATGACCTCTTCCATGCCAATGGTCGAATCGGTCGCGTACATCTCCTCGTTGAGGTAGGCATCGATGACCTTGTCCAATGCGTCGCTGTACGCTTCAAAGGACTCCATCGATTTCTTGATGTCCCCGACCTCAGGGGCCGGCAGGCCAGCGTGCAAGGCTTCGATGAACTCAAAGAGGAAGGCATCCACCTTTTCCTCTTCCGACAGCTCCTTGTCGTTGCGCAGTTCTTCAGGCAGGAACTTCTTGTTTTCCGTGATCAGCGCCCGCATGTCTTCCAGGAAGATCCCGGAATTGAGGGTGTAACTGCGGATCAGGTCCGTCAAGAAGGGTTCAAACTTCTCCTGGGTCTGAATGACCCGCTTGAGCAACATCAGGTTGTTCTGCACCACGGTGGTCGCAAAGTCCGTTTGATTGATGCCTTCCATGGTTTCTGGACTCAAGCCGAACATCTGGATATGGCGCTTGCGCATCATTTCTTCCAGTTCGGTGTCCACAGGCTTGGCCGTGCCATCGCGTGAACTGACATCAAACTTGGTTTCCGGGTACCGGGAGTTACCGCTCACCACCACGTTCAGGCCATGGTTCTGGATCTGATCGGCCAGCCCCAATGGGTGCGTCGAGCCCACGATCCGACTAAAGCCTTGGGCGTTGGTCTTGGCGTGTTCGGCCAACAGAAACTCAACCGTGCTGACCGGGTCTTCATCCTCAGGATCGAGTTCGATGTTGACGGTCTTGCCCCCGACAGCATTGTTGATCGTGGCCAGGGTGTTGGCCAGCATTAACGCTGCTCGAATAGACCCCAGGATCTTGCCGTCTTCAAGCACCGACTTACCCACCCCGTATTCGTTGTAGTCGAAGGCGATGTACGTCATCAGTTCCGGTGGGACGAACAGCATCATGGTCCGCTGACCTTTTAGATGCCGCGCCAGCATGATCCGGTTGATGTTCTCGGTCTTGCCCAGCTCGTAGTTCCCAGACAAGGCCCCTGAACGCAGCCTTGACAACAAATCTGCTTCCACGGCATCCGAATGAACCCGACCCATCTCATCGATGATCTCGTTGTTCACCCCACCCATGCCTTCAAACCCACGACGGGCTTGCTGGATCACCTGGCTGGCGTAGCCGTCCGCGTTGTTCATTTGCGACTTGATGTCGTCATAGTACGAGGACTGGTCAGCCACGTTAATGGGGTTGCCGTCGATGTCCAACATCACGTAATATCCTACGTGTTCAGACGGGTTGCCAGGTACGTGGATCGGGATCACCGATTCTGAAGGCAGGTGCATCACCAGCGGATGGCCGAAGGTTTTGGTCTCTGTCTGACGATGGGTCATCAACGGCTGCACGGGCACGTGCTGGTACCGGCGTTTGCTGTAGAGGCTTTTCTCCACGGCGGCCAAGTTACGTGCAGCCTCTTTATCGCCCGCCCCCGCACGACTTTCCAATGACGCGCGCTGATGCAGCCGACCCCCATAGATGCGTCGGACGGCTAACTTGCGCCGCGTCTCAACAATCATCGGGCGTTTGAGGATGCTGAGGTTGTCAATCACCTCAATGGTGGTGCCCTTGTCTGCAATCAGTTTCTGCATCGACTTGGACACCTTGGTCAATCCGGCATGCAGATCCTTGTTGGCTTCGTTATTTTCAACCAAGGATTCAAGGCTGATGGTCAGTTTGCTGACATCGACGCCCCGGTTGTATTTTGTGGCGCCATTAAAGTTCATGCTTTCAAAGGAGACGCCAGTGTAGGAATCTACTGCCTTGGACGAGGGGGTGGTTGGATTGCCCAGAATACCCCATGGCAGGTAGTTGCCTTGACTGTCGGTTTCCTGATTCAGGTGGCTGTCCAGCATGCCGATGGCTGACTCCATCGACACCCCGGCATAGTTGTCGGAATTGATGATCCGGTCTACGGACGATTCCGGCATAATCAGGATCGGGTAGGACCCGGTCTCGAACATGACATCGTTGAGGATCGGGTGAAGCAGGGTCCTAATCCTATAGGAATTATCGAAGAACTCGCCAACCATCCTCAACAGGGGTCCTGTCAGGTTGCTGTCCAGGTCATCGTTTTTAACGCTGTAAAGGACTTTGGAATCGGTCAGATCCCCAGGTGACAAGGTCGCCGAGATAATGATCTGACGGGCATAATCCATGTCAGGCAGGACCTGAAACAGGTTACGGGCGTCACGGATGTTACCGATGGTCGTGTTGGCGACATGCGCTAGCACCCGACCATCGGGCAAACGCATATTTTTACGTTGGTGGCCCGCCCCTTGGGGATCGGCACCGAGCTTGCCGATTACCGCCTTGATTTCATCTGGAATGGAACGCTGCGAGGCATACCTCGGGAACCGCCTTGGTTGCTCAGACATGTGTTACCTCATTTATTCGATTGGAAACTTAAAACGATGAGTACAATTTATCAGATCTATCACGAATCGGTGGTCAAGCTCGCAGCCACCCTCGTGGTGAAAGATGAGGCGACCTGCGACACCATTAACGGCTATTTGCGGATGCTTCAGCACGAGGTGTTGGACAATCACCCTAACACCTGGAAGTATTATCTCAACCTGTCCGGTCAGTACCACCCTACCGACACCTTGATGAAAGTCACCTCCATGGACACCCATGAAGAGATTGACTTCACCCGTGCTAACATGGACATCCACCGCGCCACCTGGCGTGAGTATCAGTACGGCACTCGCTACTATAAAGAACTGATCAACCGTTACCCTCACCAGGACATGCTCATCCACGGGATCTTGAATCCGGTTGACATGGACGCAGCCATTGCTGCGCCGGATCATAGTATTCTCTATTATGACCGTTCGTTGGTTGAAGGCCGGGAAACTAACCTGATCGGAAAGTTGCAAGAGTGGATCAATGCTCAGTTTGTCCGCTGGGCCAATGACGACTACCGTATCAATAACAGCCTGTTCATTGCGGCCCGCTTGGCGCTGCTCTTTATGTCCCTGCCGGCAGCGATCAAGAGTATCCGCCTGGACAACTGCCGCACGAATATGGCGCACAGCTACCACATTCGCCGATACCTGGCCTCTTTCGGGCCGTTGGACCAGTATTACAACGAGATGAACGAGTCGCAGCGGCTGTACTTCTACCGCAACATTCGATACATCATGCGCAATAATGGTAAAGATGAGCTGTTTAAAGAACTGACTCACCAGGTGCTGACCAAGCGCAACTTTCCGCTGGCCACCTACACCATTCAGCAGAACGACGGCGACATTGCCGCGAACTTTGACCCGGAGATCCAATACACCCGAATCAGTGTCAACGGCCTCGCGGCAGCATTGGGCGAAGATGTCAAGGACACCCCGAGCCTGCTAAACCTCCAACGTCGGCTGGCCCGGTCGAACATTCAGGAGACCGAATACGCCGAGCAATATGTACCCATGTCCATGATGCGCAGCCTGAGTGCTGAGCTGGACACCAAGGTGCTGGAATCGAACGTCCTGGACCTCAAGGAGTCAGAACCCTATACCTTGTCCGATGTACTGCTCAACCAATGGATTTATCTGGCAGACAAAGGGCTGTACGAAACGGTCCTGACCCTCCAGATGCCTAACGGGGGCGATTCGTTTAAACTCAGTATGAAAGAGGCGTACATCGTCTTTCAATACGTGTACATGCGCCGTTCTGGAATTGAGTTGTTGACGATCCCGTCACTGATGGCTAAACGGGTCAGACGCACCCCTCTGCCCACCTTTGAGGAATTGCGCAACATCACCACCCGGCAATTCACGTCTGACGCCTTTATCCGTGAAGCCCTTCGGGATAACGTGACCATCACCAACTACGTGTCAGTGGATGCGTTCTTGCAAGCTGCGACTCAGATCCATACCCGCATGCTGTCTCACCGCGACCTGTACGTGTTCCGTGAGGGGCTCTACGAGTATGCTGAAATACGGGCCATGACTGATCGGTTTTATGCGGACATCCCCGTGGACCTTGACCACGGTCAGGTGTATGCCGAATGGCTCCGCGACCGCGGTCTGACCTTCGAGGCGTACTCGCCGGCGGAACTGGATGAGATCATGTTGTCGGTCCTCAACCAGGCCACTGGGTTGGAACTGCGCACCGCCCAGACCCTTAAGGACGTCCAAGCCGCGATGCTTGGCATCATGTCTCAGTTGTCCAGTTACAGTGTGCAGTACATCCAAGAGATCAACGAAGAAGCCGTGGTCATGTTTGACTGGCCACACCTTCGGTACCATAACACCGGGGGTTCAGCCGGGCACGACTTACGCACCCCGGTTCCTCAGGCCAAGGTCGTGGATTTCTACGGCGCCGCCAAGCTCAAAGGAGTGATCGATGCCAATGCGGTCAGTATCCGGTCATTTGATCACGGATCAGCCCATGACATGGGTTTGGGCCTGGGGCTTGAGATGGCCCTGTCGGGGCTGAACCAATATATACAACGAGGGGTGGTGTTAGGCACTACTATGGTTGCCATGCGCCAGGAGACGGTCGATTTGTCGACGCTCACAGGTCTTCGGGTAACCATCCCAGCCATGTCTTCCGCGCCTATCGTGGATCTATTTGACAGGACGCAGAGCAATGACTTTACAAACCCTTAATGGTGTTCAGCTCACTCAGGCTGCCTTGAAGGAATCTGACCGGTCGGCGTTTAACCACCTGTTGCAAACCCTGTTAAAAGACGACCTAGACCCAGCTGGTTTTCAACACGGCGCTGTTACGGTCGATCCTCTCGACCCATCAGATGCCAGCGTCGAGGTAACGGTTGACCGCGGGCAGGCTCATGTCAACCTGTGGAAGTATCGCGATGGTCTCACCCTACGCTACCGCCGGGTAGCGCTATCGGCAGTGGCTGCCCGGTACGGGTCGGTCATCCGGGCCGACTTACCTGCCACGGTGCGCGACTTAATGGCGGTATATTTGACAGGACAGGCGCTGCACGACCGGTCCGATCAGATAGAAGACAGCCTCGTTGAACAGGTCGGTCCGTTGACGGTGTCGGTTTTACCCGACCGGTTTCTACTCTACGGCAATCACCAGTTCACAGTCAAGCCCCTCCAGCGACAGTTGGCACAGGTCCTGACCACGACCGCTGTGGTTGGGTTTTTGGATGTGGTCGACTTTGTAGATGACCCCACCACCCAGCTGCTTCAGCAACTGACCGTGGCAAATACCTTGCCGTATGAGTTGGAACCCGAACTGCTGGTCTGGAGCGACCCGGTTAAAGTCAACGGCTACATCACCGACAACACCACCATTGAAGTGGAAGCAGTGGGTGACGGCTATTACCTGGGTAAGATCACCGTGACCTACGCCCGCTACGATTTTGGCTGGAGTACCAATGGCGCACAATTTGAGATCGAAGGGCCTTCGACCCCAACCACTTGGTACATCCTTGAACAGGTGCAACTCCTGACCGGAATGCCATTGACCTTGAGTGATGTCGTGCAGGAAGCGTACGCTCCGATAGCCCCAGGGGAGCTTAACACCCTTACCGTCTTCTTCAGTGAAACCAACCTCAGGTACACTGGCGAACTGACCATCGATTACAGGGCTGTCTGAACATGGCCAATTTCACGTTAGATCAATTATTGCAATACCCGCCATTGGAAGCACTGTTGATCGCCTTCAATGACACCCATGGCACCCAGCTCAATCCTCGGTTTGTAACGGTTGACCAGGTGTTTGCCAGCGCAGGGCCGGAGGTCATCGTCCGCCTCAGTGCCATTCAGGCCGCACCCAATGCCGAGGCCAATCGGTTCATTAACAGTTGTGACATCACCGTGGTCCGCCAGGACATCGGCGAGGTGTTCGGTCACAGCTTTACGGTGGACTACAGCGGTGAGATTGTCAGCCATGACGTGGCCAGTATCATCACCCGTCGCACCGGGGTGGTGTTTGCTGCCGATGACTTCCTTACCGAGGTGATCACCCCTGAAACCAATCGGCTGGTTGCCGCCCCCACCTCCCTAAGGTGGTACGGCGAACTGGCCATCTTGAAAGCATAATGAGGTGGGTATGTACGTTCGTCCTTTGCGGTATAACAAACCCGCAGCCCAAATGTTACTGGACATTTTTAACCTGACCAACAAAACGGCCATTGAGCCCTGGCAGGTGACCTTCGGCGAACCCGAAGCGGTCGTCGACCAAGCACCGCAACTCAGTGTCGTGCACCTGAACGATTATGACAACCACCGACCTGCCGAAGGTACCTTGACTCGGATCGCGGTCACTCCCACCCCTGAATCGGGTTGGCGAGGTGTGCAACACCTGACCTACCGTCGTCAAGTGCTGCAAGATTTCTTCATCAGTGTGCCATTCGTTATTTACGCCGTTGAGAATACCCCTGAGGTTATTTTGAACGCATTGCGCGAACAGTATGATTTTTACCTCGATATGGACCTGGTGGACATTACTTTCCGTCAGGTCGATCTGAGTAACGTTCTGTTCCGCACGCACATGGGCAGTATCTTGGCCTCCGCCGAATGCAGTGACTACGTCCCCCCGGTGGCGTGGAATGCCATCATCACGGCCAAGCCCAATCACCCGCTGTGGGTGGGTGAGATCAACGTCTACATCCGCGAAGCCGTACAGTTCCTGGACCGCAACGTGAAGACCACCTTGGAAGTGCGCCGGTATCTAGGCCCGGAAGACCATCACAAGATGCCCGCGGAGATGATCCTGCCCAATGACCGCTTCGTCGATCACGACCACCTTATGCGAGACCTTAAGGTCGGCGAACTCGTTGGCGAATGGATTGTGGACTCGGCTAAACGCATCACGCAGGACGCCTGGGTCTTTACCCAAACAGCCAATCCCTTTAACCTCTACGGCGCCAAGGTCGTGTACAATGGCCTTAACACCGGTGAGGTATATATTGACGACCCCAGGGTCTCCAGGGTATTGATCATCCAGTTTTCGGACACGCACTGCACCAACCTGAGAGGGCAGTGGGTCATGGGCTATTACGATTCCCGTACATGGGAACGTCGCACGCGCATTGACCACCTGCCAATCCAGGACCAGTGACCAATCGTATGTACCTTTATTAATTTGACCGGTATAGGCCAGCCCACATGCAAAAGATTGTCCCGACTCAGCTGTCGAACTACCTGCAGGTCAGTTCGTTCCTGAACGCCCCGTTTACTCAGTTTGACAACACTACCCTGAACCAAAAGTTCGACATCCAGGCCAGCGCTAAAGTCCCGGCCAACCTGCGGCCGTCACTCAAGTGCTTCACCATCGGCATCGGTGGGCACTCCACCACCATGGGGCCGAATAACATCCCACTGAGCCAGGTGGTGGACCACAGTTCCGGTGATGCGGGCCTGTACCATCACCTGCCGTTTGTGGTGCGTCCAATCAATGACGACCTGACCGCCGGGCAGCGTTCCAAGTACTGCTTGCGTAAGACCATCACCGTTGACGGCGTGAACTTTTACGCCTACTACGGCAAGCGCCTGGACCTGACCGGGGTGGTCCCGCGGCTGACCAAGCGCACCATCGTCGATGACCAGACCATCATCGAGGATTACCAGTACACCGAGTCCAACCTCAGTCCAACACCCCCCAGCATCCCGAACACCGGGGCAGTGACCACGAGCAACGAGTACCTGGCCACCAGTGCCATTGTGCCGATGCCGTTCACTGAACAAGACGTGGCAGAGATGTACAACGTCGCCGAGATCCTATTTGGCGACCGCCGCATGGCGATCATCAGTGAATTCGGCTTCTGCACCGGGGTCGATGCAGACACGTCGATCAACACCTCGGCCGGGGCCGTGAACTTCAAAGAAGTCATTGGCTGTCAGATTACCTCGATCATCAGCGGACATTACGAGCTGATCTTCAACAGTAAAGGGTTCGATTTCAGTCTTGAGGTCGGCGCCGTTCAGCCCTTGCTTGCCACCAACCAAATCCCAACGGTGTCCATGACCCTGCTTGGCGGTTAATCCACCACCTGCTTGAGGACTCGATCATGCGTTTTTCAGACACAGCCTTCACCTACAGAATCATGGGGATCGACAACGGCTCCTCATCGCTTGGCCTGGCTGTTGCAGATCTTGACCTCAGGCAGGGCACCTACCACCTTCACTACGCCAAGACGTTTCTGGCAGAACGGCTATTGGACCGGCACCGCGGCAGTGGCATCACCCACGGTGCCCGTTGGGCACGGCAGAACACCCTGTACGACTGCGTCACGGACGAACTGATCTACCACAATCCGCATGCAGTCGCTGTAGAGACACCGTTTTTCATGCCCAGGCGTGTTCAAAGCTTCGAGACTCTGACCGAGATGATGATCTTCATTCGCCTTGCGGTGCAGGCGCATTATCTCACGTCAGATATTTACCGGGTCACCCCCGGTGAGGCGAAGCGCGCTGTTCAACCGGCAAAGTTCACCATGAAGAAAGCTGTGATCAAAGATTGCATTCTTTCCTTGGATACTATAACCTATAACAAGGACATTCAACTCGACAATCTGACGGAGCACGAATACGATGCGATCGCGGTAATCGTGGCTCACGGTGAAAAGATCCGCAAAGAGACTGGCTTTGTCAAGTGACAGCTAGTGAGGATGCGTCATGCTAATGTCTGACGTGATAAAGGTACTGGGAAGTGAAACTCTTATGAGTGACTTCCCATGGGGCGGGGCCATCACGGACACATTAAACCTGTTCCTTGATGAGGACAAACGGCTCGGCAACGAGTCGACTGGGGAAACTGTCCTGTCCGCGCTTGAGGGATTGTCTGCTGAGGTGCGTGAACTGGTGCTGTCTGCCAACCTTCAGCCCGAACCGGCACAGACCTGTACGATTGCTCCAGTGGGAGGCGAAACGGTTGTGGGGAACCTGACGCCGGTCACTGTAGAAGAAGCAGCTCAAGACCTGTACAAAGCAATGTTGACGCCACAGTTCCTGGTCGTGACCACCATGGTCACCCTGACTTTGGCGGCCGCGGTGTTCATGGTTTCTACACTCTCGGTCAACCAGTCTTTTGATTGGTCCGGGTTGTTTGAGGCCTTTTCCAAGGTGTTCAGCCTTCAGGCTGAGTGAAGGTGCGGCATGGACCAACTTGAAGCAGCACCCCCTAAAAAGAAATTAGGCTTTAAAGCCATTGTTTTGTTTGTGACCTTGTCGGTCATTTTGGTTGCTTTTCTGGTGGATTTGTTTGTAGCCATCCGTGCAGGGACGTCAATGAACCTTGACACCCTCAACAAGCTCCTAGATACGCTGATAGCGCTGCTTACACTCTTTAGCGCAGCCTGACACACATAGAGCCCCTCCAGCCCGTTAGACAGGCTGGAGGGGCTCTATGCTGGGGGTTATTCTTTT